TGCTCCTACCACGACCACAAATAGGGCAAAGAGCACCAAGAACTCAACAAAGCCCTGGCCTACATTATTTCGGTTCTTCGACATGATTGCCTCCTTCCAAGAGAGCTATTCTCAATTCAGCAGCAATGGTTTGTTCTGGAACATTGTGAGTAAGGATAGAAACAAGCCATTGGGCTACAGGAACTGGCAATTCATTGAGTTCACGTCTCTCAGTAATGTCAGTTACATACAGCAAAGCCTGCCAGATGAAATCAGAGGCCAATTTGACATTTTGGAAGTTTTTGGAAGGTTCTGACACTTTTCCAGCCCATTTCACCACAAAGAAATCGTCAATTTCGGTCAAATTTACTTCAAAGCCAGGACCCTTCAAAGTATATTCATCACCACATTTGTTATCTTCACCATCATATTGGGAATCGCTGTCGATCACGATATGATGTTTCTTGAATACCAATGCAAGGTCATGTAAGAACTCTTCTCTTGGGGTCATTTCTTTTCACCTCCTGTGAGTATTTCAGATAACCGCTTATTCAGAAGAATAAGTGCATTTTCAGGTGTTATGAAGTCCTCTTCAGTGCTTGCCATCCAACCATTGGAGGCATCACCACTTCGAAGATTGCCAATACCACCTTTCAAACTGTGCTCATGGGGTAGATAACTGATCTCACCTTCCCCCATCGGATACTTGACATGCTGCTTGATTACCAGAAAGGTTTCATTGCATCCGTCCGGGCAAGCAAAGTCCCATCCTGCATTAAGCAGGTCAAGCATCAGGGCTACATCATCCTTATATAGCTGGAGAAGTCGGTTCATCTTCTACCCTTCCCCAATAGGTAAACTGCTTGTAGAACTCTTCCAGGCCATGAATATCCAGGGACTCAGCCACAATATGGTTATCTTCCAGCTTGACCAGTCGAATTTGTGCAGTTGAAACAGCAAAGGTAACGTAAAGCTGCCCATCGCTGAATCTCTTCCAAATTCGTTGTTCTTTGGGATATGACAGCCCGGAATGGGCTGGAGCATTGCGGTTTGGCCGTGTTCTCTTCACTGTATACCTTGATTGTGCAGAAATACGGTTACTTCAATGGCAATGATTCCCAAGCAAAAGATGAGCACAATGGAAAAGATAAGGATCCATTTCCAGGGTACTCCATCGACCAGTTTCTCATTTTTGACTTCTTCATACTTTGATATTACATAGGCTTTCATGAAATCAGGGCTCATATTTTCATCTCCTTCGGAAAATTGATCTCTACATTCTTTCTTTCAGCATGGTATCCATTCGAAGACATATCAGGCGAAACACCCAATATCATGACATCAGGTACTTTTACTCCAAACACATAGACCGCATATTCTCCTTTTCCCATATGCCTTATCTCCAGCATATCACTCCCTTCAATAGGCGTAAACTCCCATACATACCCATGCTTACTATCTCCATCCATAGGGGGAATAGAACCATCATAGGCAGATATGTCCATAGGCTTTACACCCGATACAGGCGTAGCCGGGGTATTACCATGTGCCCGACTTGTAAGCCAGCTTTTGAGCCACTCCCATCCCTTATGAGACATCTAGGGGATCTCCTTCACTTGGATCATCAGATTGACCGTTATGGGGCTCTCTATGAGTGAAGAACTCGCTCACATCCACTCCTACAAGCTCCCAGGACTGGTCAGAAAGGCGCAAACAGTAGACTTCGCCACCTTCTGTCATTACAGTATGCTCTACGGTATCCACTTTCTTGATGGTACGATACTCAATAGGCAGTGTAAGGTCAGCAGATAGGCTGAGAAAGGTCAAAAACATCGTCCGAAGACGAGTTTCAAGGGTTGCAGCATCGTCTGTGTTAGGCATTTCATCACCCGACTGGCTGTTTTTCCAATTGGAAGTCTGCTTCATGAGCCGCAATCCAGCCATCTGCATGGTCAATGGCGTTATCGTGAGGCTTATCGTAGTGATGCTCACGCCTTCCATAGAGATAGAACTCAACAAGTAAGGCTCGCAAGTCATTCTCACTCAGGGTAATAGACATCTTAGGCATGACACGCACCTCCAGGAGCGTATATAAGGCAATGCTCACGCCCAAGAGAGAGCGCAAGCACAGAAAACGACCCGACGAGGGGCCCAATTAGGTATTTCACTCGTGTACGAGCTATGGATTGGCATACCGCATCTCATCTGACGTACATCTATCGCAAATCCTGGCTGAATACAGGTGATTCTAGCACAAAATCAATGAATGGAACGAATAATTGCAAGGGAGGCCCCTTTCGAGGCCTCCCAACTTACAGTATCTGCCTATTGAGCAGGTACTTCAACGATCTCCACGGTATGGCGGCGGAGATTGGCTTCCTTGGCGAACACCGGCCAGGTCTCGGTAGAGATCTTGGTGGTACCAACGATCTTGGCACGACCATAGAACTCACGCACGACCTTGCCATCCAAACCTTCGAAAGTCAACTTGCTACCATCCCGAGCCAGAACGTACTCTGGAGCAGTCACGGGCTTGCCAGCAGCCACCAACGCCTTATCCTCGTCACCGAGTTTGGCATAGGTGCGGCGAGTCTGAGCAATTTCGATCATCTCGCCAGTGCTTACAGCAAGTTCTTCGGCTGTCATGTTGGAACGAGCAACCTTCTCCTGGATCCACAGGATCTGACGTTCAGTGAGGCTCAAAGTAGGAGCAGTCTCACCTTCGTCGCCCTTGCGGAAGAGGGGCATCACGTGGAAGGTCTGACCCTTCAGCAGCGCATCCATATAGAAGTGCTGCCGAACGATGTTGTTGTTGTGAGCGATGCCGTTCATCTGGCTTCCAGGCATGTCCTCTTCGATCTCTTTGAGGAACAGGGGATAGCCGCTGAACTGGCCGCAATCCACACCCAACTTCACGAACCCTTCCTCGGGCACCAGCCCGGCCAGGGGATCGTTCGCACCATGGGGCACGTACTCAGCACCCAAGAAGCCAGCATCTTCGCAGATAGCCATTTTCTTGAGGAAATCCACAGGAGCCCGCAGATGCAGGCCCAGCTCAACAACGGGGAACTTGGTGCCGAACTTCAGCAGCAAGGCCGCATTGAACAGGCTGCCACCCTTACGGGGGCTGCGCACAGGGATCGCCTGATTGGAATCAGAGCCAATGTACATGTCCACAGTTCCGAACTTCACATCCACCAGGATGGGGTGAGCCATCACCGGGAACATAGGAGTGCGAACGATGGTTTCGTTCTCGTTCTTTGCATTGGAGTCGTTCACGTTCAAGAGTTTCTTAGCCATACTAAAGCCTCCTTCAAGGCCACGTACAGTGAATAGAGAACGGATCCAGTCCTATAACTGGTTGGATAAGATTGGGCAAAGCCCTTGGACTCTCCTTTCTCCTGCATAGGCAGGTTTGCTGTGCTGATGGAGCCCTCCTCATCATCAGCACAACGGACCCGCTTACTAGGCGGCTACGACCACCTTCTTAGGGGTGGCTTTGGCATAGTTGCGATTATGCTTCATACCAAGTTCTTGCGCCTTGGCAAAATCAGCATGGGCACCCTTTACTGCCTCATCACACTCAACTGCGATAGGTTCTGCAATCTTCCGCAGGGCCTCATATTCTTTCTTGGCAGCGATCCAAGCCTGGTAGTCAGTAGGCTTCAAGGCACAAAGAGCTTCAAGCAGACCATCATCGAACTCTGCCCAAAACTTAGCTTCGTGCTGTCCACCTTTGGCTCTGGCAGCCGCCAATTGGCTCTTGTAATGAACATTCGCCATGAAGACCGGCTTGATGGACTCCTTCAGCAGACAGATCACCTTGTCCACTTTGAAGAACTCGATCTTGGCAGCCTTCAGCTCAGGGAATGGAGATGACTTCATAATCATATCCACTCGATTCATGGTCTCGAATGCCTGGGTGCGTAAGGTGGTCTCTTGGAAGAGATCCTCATCACCGGTCTTGGAACTCAGCTTCAAAAAGAAGTCTTCCACCATCCCTGGATCAATAACAATCGCAGGAACTTTGGAATTGACTTCCTCAACCAGAGCCACATCGCCTGGAGTGAAACCAGGGATATGGGCCAAGGCAGCCAGACCTTCATCGGTAGAGCCGATCACAGTGAGTTTCTTGCTTTTCAGGGTTGTCTTTTTCATCGTACTATTCTCCTTGAACACGAACATAGGCATAGTGGCTAATGACACCGCATCAAATGATGCACTTACGGACAGTCATCACCTCCTTTCAGGTGAAATAATGGCCCTGGAACGCTGTGACACGCCCAGGGCACGGTATTGCACCGGTTCATCGGTTCATGCACCGGTTCATAGAACGGTTGAACCGTTCTATCCACGTAGGTTGATCTTTCCGATTTTGGACAAGTACCAACCCTCCAGAATATCCTCACCAGCTGGATACAAATAGGCAACCTCAATATCCAGAACCCCATGAGGATAGTTCAGTTGAAAGGATGAGACATTACTCATTCTTTCATAGGGTACCAAGCAACAAAGAATAGCACCCAAAGCTTGCTCAGGAGTAACATCCTTCCATACCATATGTTGCCCAAAAGGAAATCCATGAAGACCGTTATCATCGGGCGGAATAACCTTTCGGGTATGGACCAATCCATTAGCAGTTTTACGGCTGAACGTATTGGCATTGAACCACTTCTTCTGTTTCTTCATCTGCACCTCCGTGCATGGCATAAAATTTACCCCACCTTCCAATTGGAAAAGTGGGGCATGTGCCTCTGACTGGACTCGAACCAGCAACCTGCGGCTTAGAAGGCCGATGCTCTATCCATTTGAGCTACAGGGGCATGAGAGACTGGTGGGTCTATTTTACCTGCTGCCAGTCTCTTTAGTACATCTTACCAGTTCTGGTACTTGACAATCATGGACTCAACGTCGATCTCAGGCAAGATCGGAGCAAAGGTCATGGGATGAGCCTTCTGCATCTGGAACTTGCGTGCCATCTGAGCGATTGAGCGATCCAGGGTGGGGGAAGCATCCAGGTTGATGATCTTCTTGGTTGCCTCAACCTTTGCCCGATGATCCTGCAAAGGAGTGTGCTTGTGAGCACGCTTTGCCATATTGCGAGTACCTTTGGCTGTTCTGCCAGCTCGTTCTGTTTTCTTGCCCATACAATCACCTCGTCATTAGAATGTGAACAGTGAACGCCCCCTGAAGCCAGGATTGGACATCAGGGGGCTAGTTGGATATGACACCATCCATGCCAGATCCTGCTGCTATATATAGCCAACAGGCAAGGGGAATATAGTGTTATCGCTTATGAAACGCGATAGTTGACTTCTGCGCGTGCACCCGAGCTGACAAAATCAATAGGCAGCTTATCGGGATCCATAGTACCCAATGCCAACTTGTGCATAATGACATGGGCAGTATGGCGTTCGATGCGAGAAGCCATTTGACTTGCTTCGTGCTGTGGCATACCATTCGTAGCGTTATTGCCATAGCATCCACTTCCTTTGCCACCAATGATCCTTGGTTTTGCAACCAAAAGAACAGGGGCAGCAATGGATGGGTCTGTTTCCCAATAGGGAGCGACCCCACCAGCGTTTTCGTGGTACTTAGGACGCTTGGTGTTCGAGCAATGCCGATTCATGTATTTCACCTCCTTTCTATAGTGGAATGGTGGATCGGCTTTCATCCACTTATGAGCTATGGATCGGAACATAATACCCCCATAGTCATAAGTGGATCTTCTTGCCCTGCTTGTGCAGGGACGCATATATATAAGTTCGTTATATACATGCGTCTATGTACAAGCAAACCAAAAGCCCCCTAAACTTCGGGGGCTCTTGGTAGGTTGCCCTGTCATTGATTGAATAAGAGATTCTTATATGTTGCAAGACGAACATCTCCTATCTTGACCAATGACTCAAGATATTGCGCTTTCTTGTATTCACGCATATATCTTGCACTATGCTTTTGCATAGTGATCAACTTATTGAACAAACAATCGTACTGTTTGCACAATCTGAGTTGATGCCGTAAGGCAAGGAATGTAGTGACTTCCAACTTATTCATGATAGTCCTCCTTGGACATCACCGCTACAGCACTCTATTCTCCTGGGCATAAGTTGATTTACCAATACTGATACAGATGGCGTAGAACGATCACCGTCTGTTTCAGTGTTTCATGGTATGGGTTTGAATAGATACACTTCAACCAAGGTTCTTCCTTGGTCAAATCAATAGAACAGACTTTTGTTCCATTGGGCATACTCTTGGTATTGATTTTGTCATATTCTGCTTCAAGAGCACGATTGCAGAAATTCATCAATAACTGACAGATTTGAGCTTCCATTGTTATCTCCTTGTTCTGGATGCCCAAGAGAAGAGAATGCTGTAGCATAGACCCTTGACACGGCAAGGGGAAACCGGCTTTACACCGGCACATCCCCCCTCCTCGGGGGGCTTATCGCAGGTAGCATCTGCTTTTACGCTTTAGAATTGTGCCCTTTTCATCTCACTCAAGAGCCACTTTGAATAAGCAGCCGATCGTTCCAAGTCTCTTGTGCGCTTTGCACATGCGGGACACTCAGATAGATCGGTCCCATCATCAAGGGACTCAATCATGCCGATAGTAGCTTCTATAGTATGACCACACTCAAAGTGAATGTAGTTGGGATAGACAGCCAGGGCATTCTCCAATACAGTGTTACCAGTCAAAAATGAAGATCCACTAATATCAGGATCATTTGACTGTGCATTACACTGCCCACACCCATATTCCTCACTAATTTCTTGGTGATGAATAGGACAGATAAGATGATCTGTCTCAGGGTTGAAGGGGAGAAGTACAGAAGTGGTCATGATAGCCTCCTTTGGCTACAGTACCAGAAGCGCAGTAACTCTGCGTAGCAGTAGAAGTGTCCTTGATAGGCACTCTTCAGGATCATCGACATAAGTAGGTCAATGATCCTGAAGAGTGGATGAGTCCCCGGGAACTCATCACTCTTAGTGCTTCATCAGACTGTAGCACCATCGGTCTTGGCTGTTGCCCCAGGTACATCGGGCGCACGGAACGCCATTCCGTGTCTGACTACCTGCACGTTTAGCAGGCTTTCAGAGTTGGGCAAGACTCCCCCTATGTTCATTTTGCCCTTTCTATACCCCCACTCATACCCTCTCGCACCCCCGCAGGGGGAATTGGGGTATATGTCTATGGGGGAAAGGAGGGGTATACTATTGTTATATGAGATGAGAGAAAGGAGGTGGTAGGTGAAGACGGTTACGGTATTAGTGGAGAACACGGAGGACAGGTTGAGGCAAGAGGATTGGGGGATAATGATCCGGGAGATGGAACATATAGTATTGGATCATTTTCATCATCAACATTTTGCGGGTGGATCTCCGGCAGATGCAACCTGGCAGAATTTTTGTTTTGTAGTGGAGGTGGATGAGGACAAAGTGAAGTTATTGATTGACCAATTGTATGAGGTGAAGAAGAAGTATGAACATGGTTTGATCTACTATGTGGTAGGAGAGACCTTCTACCGATAGATCTTAGAAAAGGAGAGTAGAGCATATGAAAGCACAGCCGGTCATGGTTTGGTTGAATGAAAGTGAAACAAAGGAAGCAATCGCAGAGGGGCAAAGAAGAAAGGATGAGTGGGATGTACAGGAGCATCATGGAGGGGAGGCGTTTCTCAACTCCTATCTGGTGCATATCATAGGTTGCCTGGGAGAAGTGGCAGCCTTCAAGATGTACATTGCCTGGGGACATGAAACGGTGACGAACAAAGATCCCCTGTCAGATCTGAGAGTGGACAAGCGTTGGAATGTGGAAGTGAAGACCGTGAAAGGGGTGAATTGGGTTACGATGGGCCGGGCGATCAGTGTAATTCAACTGACCAGGAAGATGGAGCATAATGATTATGTTCTATGGGTCACAATTGAACTTCCAGACTGGATAGGGATCAAGGAAGATGCGTCCGACCTGATCGCATACCTGGAAAGTCAGCTTTGGAGAACACAGATCATGGTGAGGGGATGGAATTACATGCGGGATTTTGAGAAAGCAAAACTGCTCAAGATTGCCGGGAAAAATCGGTTTGGTCCCCATGGAGATCCAGTCATACTGGAGAGTAAGGCGATCGAGAAGAAGGACATGCGTAACTTTGACAATGTTCCAGGCCATGAAGTTGTGATAGAATGAGGCAATCGAAAGGAGTGAGTATGTCAAATGAACGGCCTATACCAACTGGAACTTTTGGCCCGAATGCTGATGGAAGTCCCGTAGGGTACTTTACCCTGGAGGGAGTATTGGTTCCGATGTACGCATTGAAGGTCGTCGGCAACCTGGATGACACGACCGATTTCGTGGCGATGGGGTATCTCCATGCAGGTAAGTGGACAGATGGAGCCCAGGGTGAGACCATGAAAGAGATCGGTCTGCTCATGAAAGTCAATACGGCTGTTATTTCAACACCTGCGTAATCTGCGTAGGTGTTTTCATTGTCATCTCCCTCTTGGAGGTGCGAATTGAAACGGAGGCGTAATTATGGCTGGCACTACCAATCCCGAAATCGTTCCTGTTGATTCGATGGCAAAGATGACCATCAACAACGTGGAAATTGCCCTCACTGGCATCCAGGTTGAAATGGATGGTGAAGGTAATTTCACCCTGTCTGGTGTCGGTCAGTTACATGGCCCAGAATGGTCTTCGGATCCCACGGTTGGCGTGGAAGTTCCAGACGCAAACCTGGGATCCATCGTGATCATGGATGGCACAACGGCAGCGGCCATTGCTGCAGCGATCGTGGCCGTTAGCCGGTTATAAGTTGATATTTTTTGGGATAAACTGAAGAACGTACCGGTCCCCTATAAAAAATATGTGGCTGAGCCACTTAGTTCGGAGGTCTGTCATTTCCGGTAGTGCTCCAGACCTCACCCAACTCAGGACACCCAATTGATGATGGAGCCGGGTTGTGGCCGAGTGATCCGGTGATCATCGCAAGTAATCCCGGCTCCTGCAAAAAATTGTGAAGACCACTGAAAGGTGGTCTTCTTTTTGTTCATTGAAGAAAGTTGTGGTAGAATATTCAGGCATCTCACCCCCTTCGGTACGTGTTTGCCACAGGCCCCGAACCCCATTCTCACATGCGCAGAGAGTGGGGTTTCGGTATATAATGGGGAAGCAAGGAGATTCCAGTGAAGATCAGAGCATTTCAGATCGTGACTGATCATTACAAAGGGGAAGCAGTAGTATTGATGGCCCAAATGTGGATCAGATCCATGAAAGGGGGAAAAATTGACGAAGATCCCAGGATGGGCAGGTGGGAATGGGTTGAATTTGCTGGATTTCTCCTAAAATATCCAAATGCACACCAAAATTGTGAGAATTTCACAAAAATCATGTCCAAAGAGCTAAATGTACCCATTTTGCTTGAAATTGAGATTGGAAATTGGGAAACCGTTCAAAATGTTCCTCTTCAGCCTAGAACAGCAGGAAAGAGCAGGATAAGAGCATGAAATGTAACTATTGCGGTATAGATAATGAACCAACTGCCAAAAAGTGCAAGGGTTGTGGCTCCAAAATGGAAGATTCGGTTCCTAAGATGTACCGATCGGAACCATTCTATTTCAATGGATACATTGTCTATGTTCTCAGGGACTTCCTGAGACTACAAATAGACTTTCAATTCTGGAAAGGTGTTACCATCATTGGACGTGTTGAGTATGGAGAGGATGAATACCACAGACTATATCCAGCCGATGGTGTTGATCACATGGATGATATTTTCAAAGTCTTCAGAAACAAGGTCGATCCCCATACCAAAATCTTTGTAAACCTATAATTTCCAATTGGAAGAATGGAGATAGAGCAGATGAATCTTCGAACCAGGCGTGTTTTGACAAGTATCGTTATTGTTTTTGTTGCACTGATAGGAATTTACCTTGTTTGCCTTACAACATCTTATTTGACAGCTATTGGTGTTATCGCAATAGCACTAGCTTTTTCAGTAAAGGTAAATTGATCATGGCAGCCACTCAGACCATCAAAAAGGCCAAGTTGACCCTGGAAACAGGGGATGGACAGGTAATTGAGATGTTCGTGGCTTCTTTTGAGCTAAATATCTCCCAGGATGCCGTTCCAGTTCAAGAAATTGGTCAACGTTTCCCCACTTATCTGCAGGGACTTCAACATACATCTGGCCGATTTGAAGCAGCTGGTCCGGTCACATTTACCATGAAAAGTCAATTTCTCACTGAACATTTTCATGCAGTTGAGTGGAAGTGTCTCTGGTGTGGTCATGTCAACCCTCGGGATGCCCGATATTGTGGTGCCAGTGACAAACATGCCAAAGGGTGTGGTGTTGCCAGACCGATCGCTTATGAGATATAGGGAGAGGCATAATGATTTGGGACACCTTCATGTTCTTCAACGAACTGGATATTCTGGAAATTCGACTGAATATTCTCTATCCATTCGTTGATCGCTTCGTTTTGGTTGAAGCCACTACTACACATGCCAATAAGAAGAAACCACTCTTCTATGATCAGAACAAAGATCGGTTTACCAAGTTCAATGACAAAATTGTGCATATTATCGTCAAAGACATGCCAAAAAGTGCTGATTTCTGGATCCCAGAGAATTTTCAGCGTAATTGTATAACCAGGGGACTTACCAAGGCTCGTCCACATGATCTAATACTGGTTTCCGATGTAGATGAGATTCCCCGGCCATCCAAGTTCCACGAGATCCACGATCGGGGAATTTCCATCTTTTCCCAAGATTATTACATCTATAATCTCAATACTCGGGCTGCAGATGAACCATATTGGAATATGGGTACTCGAAGTATTCATTATCAAGAAATGGTTACTCCCCAAGAGACCAGGATGTGGCACAGTCAAAGAAAACCAATTGGAGGAGCACATACCATCTTCTATGGAGGTTGGCATTGGAGTTACCTGGGTGGTGTAGATATGGTTCAGACCAAGTTGGTAAACACTCCAGATCAACAACTTCATGGGATCAACACTGATATTTCAAGACTTGAGTGCATTCGAAGAATACAGAATGGTTTGGATCCCCTGGGAGGTCGAAGAAACTCAGTTTGGCAGCCAGTTCCCATTGACGAGACATTTCCTGATTACATTCGAGAAAATCGGGAAAAATACAAACATCTTATTGTAAAAGATCCAAAAGGTAGGTGGTAAATGCGTAAATTCAACTTTGCTGAAATTGATACCATTCCTGGATACATTGGCGAGAAAGATGCTGCAGAATTATGGGTAAGAGCCAAAGCAGTTCCAGCGAATGGATTCATCCTTGAACTTGGTAGTTTGTTTGGCCGGTCGGCATTTGTTCTCGGATCTTCTGCTTCTTTTGCCAGAATTATCAGTGTTGATAACTATTCTCATATCCTCCGACCAGAAGAACTTTCCATTGATTACTCACCAGCAGGAAACGCAAAACGCTTGAAGGATCTTGGAGTAACCAATGTTGTTTTTCTCAACTGTAATTCTGAAGAAATAGTGTCACAAATTCCCAAATTCATAGATCTTCTTTGGATAGACGCAAATCACGAATATGAGTTTGTACGATCGGATATTTTTGGGTTTGGGCCATTATCCAAGGTAATTATGGCCCATGATTATCGTGGGCGAGACACTGGAGAAGATACTTCTCCAGGAGTTACCAAAGCAATTGATGAGTTTCTGGCAAAAAATCCTGAATGGGTTATTGACCATCATGAATGGTCTACCATTACTCTGATCAAGAAAGTGGATACTTATGGAAACCATTACCACGATTTACGGTAAGACCATTGGCATCATCTACATTACCTTTGGCGAAAGAGCCGCCAGAGGTGCTGATAGAAGTATGACATCTCTGCGTAATCTTGGAATAAGTATTCCTGCAGTATCTGTAGGCGACTTTCCAATGAGTGGTTATCCATTCTTCAAGTGGATTGGAAAAAGTCCCTGGGTCAAAGGCGATCCTGCGGGTAAGTTCTATGCTGGTGAGATCAAACCTTACCTATATGGCTTGTCACCCTTTGACTTGACTCTATATCTTGATGCAGATACAGAGTTCAGGCAAAGTCCATTGTCTGGTTTTGCAGAACTTGGAGAGAGTGACTTCCTTCTATGGCAAGCCCGGGAACCAAATTTTCGATCGGTGGAAATTATCAGAGAGTTTGATAGTAGACTTGGTTTCAGCCAGCAATGTGTAGAAGATACCTTGAAAGAAATTCCCGAACCATTCAATGGCATTATCTGTTCAGGAATCATTTTCTTCAAGAAGAAACCAGCTGTTGCTGAATTATTCATTGATTGGTATAAGGAATGGTTGAAATATCGTGCCTGGGATGAGCAAGGGCCACTCATTCGAGCACTTTACCAACACAAAGATGATGTGAAATTCAAGCCACTCAATGGATATTGGAATAGCCATTCTCTAAGTAGGAAATCCATCATCTATCATTATTGGGGTTCTGGTGATGTTCGTAGCAAAAACGACCCTCATCCTTCCAAACTTATTCAGGAGAAATCATGAGCAATCTCAATATTGGTATCATCTACATCTCATTCGGAGAAGTATCGGCCCAGGCAGCCAAAGAAAGTCTGGAATCGGCTCGGCACTATTCTGGCAACATACCAGCCATCTCAATTGGAACGCATCCGGTTGAAGGAACAACTTTCATTCCCTGGAAAGGACAATCCCCTTGGGAAGAAGGTGCACCAGTAAAATATAGTTTCTATGCAGCTCGGATCAAGCCATTCCTTATTCAATACTCTCCCTTTGAATACAATCTTTACCTGGATGCAGATACTGAGATTTGTGGTGATATTCTTCCTGGATTCAAGATCTTATTTGACCACGATCTCTGTATTGCTTATTCCCGTAAATGGCATGTCGAAGATCTCTATCGGGATGATGGTGCAGCTGGCCCCCAATGGGATGTTCCAAAGAAAGAACGGGACTATACCCACAAACTCCTTGGTGGCGACCAGAACAAACTAATCAATACTGGAGTTATCTTCTTTCACAAGGGACTGGCAGCCACTCAGTTCTTCAATGGTTGGTATGGAGAATGGGAACGTTTTTCTCATTGGGATGAGCAACTAGCATTCATTCGGACCGAACATCTCATGCCCGAAACCAAGATCCTCCATCTTCCTTCAGTATGGAACTATCACCACCGGCGACAACCCGATATGCCAATTGTCATCTGGCACAAATGGTGGACTGCAAGAGACAAAGGCATTGTGGATCCCAATGAAGTACCAGAAGAACCAGATGGTAATCTTGATAAGTCTAAGAACATGCAGGATATATTTTCAGCCATCTATAATAGTGATTTTTGGCTTAGTAAAGAAACTAAGAGTGGTCGGGGATCTGAACTGATTCACACAACTGATATTCGTGCATGGCTACCTAAATTCATCCAGTCCCACCATATTCGATCCATGATTGACGCTGGCTGTGGGGATTTCAACTGGATGCGCAAGATTGGCCTATCGGTTCCCTATATTGGGTATGATATTGTTCCTGAACTCGTCAGGAAAAACCAGCAAGCATATGGTTCGACCAAACCACCCTTCATTTTCTTCAAGGTGGCCGACATCACCAAGGATCAACTTGATAGAGCAGATCTGGTTCTTTGCCGGGACGTTCTCTTTCATCTTTGCTTTGAGAATATTTACCTTGCTTTGAAAAACCTACTTTCTGTCACCAATCAATATATCCTTATCACCAACAATCCCAAAACCAGGGTAAATACCGATATTGAAGATGGGGGTTTCAGAAGATTGAATTTTCTATTATCGCCATTCAATTTGCCTGTTCCAAGAGAGAACCTTCCTGATTGCAAAGCTGCTGCAGAAGAGATTCTTGTCTATCGACCAGACGAGCTGAGCCATGTCTCCTCATTGCTACATTGAGCAGAAAAGGGTATAGTGTACATATGAAGACAGGAATTGCCATATTTAGAACGGCTCCAACAACCTTTGAAGATCCTGAAGCATATCGCCCCCACATCTCCAAACTTCCCCTCAATTCCTTGGTCGTTGAGACCTCTCAGAAGATCCCACTCACCTGGTCCTGGAACTTGCTCCAAATGGGTACCGATTACAGAATGGAACGAGTTGCCATGCTTACCTTGCATTCCAATGATGTGATCAAAGACATCATGGATATGACCATCCAATATCTACAAACACTGCAGCCCGATCGTGTTTTTCTGAGAACCTTTGGGGAATTTGATATAGCTGGCCCCCTGATCGAAGTAATCGGTGATCTTCTTCATCATATGTACAATCTGAGTTTCATCTCATCAATTGGGGAAATGATGCGAGAAAAAAGTATTACCCGAACTATCTTTTCCACTGTAAAGAATAGACTTTCTTATGTCCCAATTATTTCTCAGGTCAAACTTATAACAGTGGAAACAGTTCTACTTATGAAGCATGTCAATCACGACAAGCCATTTACGGCCTTCGTCGTACCAGTTGAGCACAGCAATACTCAAGTTGTCCAGTGGATCAAAAACGTACTGATCCCTGGTGGTGTTGAGGAGGTGATCTATCCATCCTTAAGATTTTCTGATCCCATTCTATTTCAGTTTACGGAGGAAGTCATGGCTAAAAAATCAAGTCCCAAAAAAGTGGTAAAAGTTACTCCCCTTGCACAACCGGCCTATTATGGGCCAACTGCTCCTGTTCAGGATGGATTCCCTAAGATGGGCGTTGTTCAGAAAGTGCTCTCCAAACGTTCTACCACTTCCTTGAATAGCACCATTATTGGTGAGCCACTCAAACCGGGCGATAAGGTCCTCTTCACCCGCATCATTCGCCTGCATGAGCAACTGATCTTTGCCCAGGCAAAAGAGGGCTACTTTGTCGTTATTCACCAGAATAACGAAGATTATGTGACCTTCCCAAAGGAGGTATGATGGCTGCCAAATCAGCTTCGAAGAAACCTGTCCAGAAAGTTGTCCAGGAAGATGTCCCCGAAACACTTCCACAGGCAGAATGGGAGGCCATTCTTGCCAAACATGGTTTGCATATTGGCCCTGCCACCATTATCGAACCAGTTTCCCTTCGAACGGTTCCTAATATGGGAGCCCTTCCAGGAGGTGCCCATGGCCCGGGCAACCGTGTCGTAATCACCAAGATCCATGTTGAAAGTGCCCACCGTATTTGGGGTGAGCTGGAAACTGGTGGTTGGTTCCCGATTTACGAGAAAGGGCATCCTAATATCAAAGAACGGTAAGACCAGTACGACAGCCAGAGTAGAGTAGACCAGAAGGAGGTGCGCGCAAAACCAAAGTTTAGATTCGGAGGATATTATGGATAGGTACGTTATTCAGAGCAATCCAGAGAAGATTGGTGTTCCTCGTGAGTTTCACAGTGAAAAGGATCGCTTTGACCCAGTGATCTGTTTTCTGTGCTTCGGGATCACCGAAATTAAAGTGGAAGCAGAAGGTTCCAAGATGTTTTGGATATTTGATAGGCGGGAAATCAAGAAAGTTGAAGATCTGCTCTTATCAGGTAAACCATTCGAAGTTCCCTGGCAGAACGTCATTCCAGCCTATAATCGCTGGAAGGATGCCCTGATCAGGATGAAAGAAATGCGACGTAATGGCTAGTAGTAATATCTATTCCCTGTCACAAGCTGAGATCGAAATCATGGAGAGGGGGAAACAAGATCCCAATATCCTGCTCGGATATTTCTTCCGAAAACCCGGCCAGGAAATAGGATGGCAACTCGACCATGGTTTCACTTCCAATGGTAAATGGCAAATGGATATGTGTCTTGCCAGCCAGACCTTTCTTGTTGCCATTGGTGGTATTGGTACTGGTAAGACATTGGGGGTTGGTATGTCAGCCTTTGGGCATGGAATAGTTACTCAGGACTTCAAATTTCTGAATATAGCCAAAGTATCCTGGCAGTCTCAACTCATGTATGGGATCATGCTGGAACATGCAAAAGACTGCTTAGCTGAAAAGTTGATCATCGCATCTCCCAAGAGACCATATCCCATGATCGAATTGGGTTTCCTGGTCAATGGTCTTTACCATCATGCCACGATGGAGTTCATGTCAATTGGTTCCGATCGTGATGCCACAAACATCATGTCCTGGCGTGGTGATTGGTTGAACGTCGATGAAGCCGGTCTACTGGATGATCTGGCTGAAGTAGTGGGAAATCTTTCCACACGTGGTACTGGGAATACGCCAGTTGGCCGTGAATACATGGGGCGGCTCTCACTTATCAGTAACCCCTACGACAATCCAGAACTCTGGCAAATGTTTGATGTAGCAGCTGCAGATCCAACAGAATCGCTTGCCATCAACATTGAAACTGCCGATAACACAAACGTTACTCCAAAGCAATTACGCAATATCCTAAAGCTGGTGCCCAAGGATGATCAAGACAGATTCCTTACCGGTCGGCGGCCAGAAGGCCGGGGCACTTACTTTACCAAAGAGACAGTCGCTGGCTGTGAGAGTGAGTTACTTTCTGTCTCGTATCTGAAAGGAAGAGAAAATGCTAAGGGCGATTCACCTTACTGGATTATTCAGAGTGTCCCTCATCTTTCAGTGTGGAACATGCGTATACCTCGCAAGGAAGGTCGTATTTACTTCCTTCTTGGAGATCCTGGTACTGGTGTGGCTCCTGCTCGAAATGCTCCTACCCTCATGGTCTTTGATGTTACCGACTGCCCGAACTCGGCGGCGGCACTCGTAGGGATGTGGTGGGGAAATGGTGGTGGATCAATCACTCCCTGGGTTTCTGAAATGATGGATCTCATTGAGTATTATCGACCGGTCTTTGTAGGAGTGGATAGCACCGGCACTCAGAAGAACACTGCAGAGATCATCACCATGGAATATGTGGTTGGCCGACACCTCTCCATTGATTACATCACTGGCATGGACTTCTCAGGCCAGAAGAAATTCTCCTATCTTATTGCCCTGCGGCTCTCGCTGGAAAGTCGTGGGATTATCTGGCCCCACTTCATAGCGGGGATTGGTTCACAATTGAGGAACTATGATCCAACAATTGATAAGAGTGCTGCGTCTAAACTTCCACAGGACCTGGTTGCTACTCTGGCGATGGCTGCGTTTGCGATACGTGCGCACTACGGTATATTTAGCGGCCAAGGAGAAGGAAGTATTGACACAGCGCATAATGCAAATACAGTCCTACGAAGACATTCAAGAGAAAGCGATGCAAACAATGCTTGGGCCATCCGAAGGCTTAGGGAGAGAGTATCGGGACCCCGAGAGAGGTAATAGGCGTTTTCCTCGCTGAGAACCTCCAAAACCTTCCATCTTTACCTAATTTCGTGGTATTTGAGCCACAAAAGTGTTATAGTAATATAGTAATACCGTAAGACAGACAGAGCAGAGACATGGATAGAGTACATCCGGTTTCTGCTCTTTTGCATTCAGGAGTCCTATGCCTGCAGTCCCTCTTACGGCAGCACCAGTTACAGTGCCATTTCTTGAAACCCTAAAGAACATCTCCTCCATCGCCTCAACACCCTGGACGCTGGAGATGCTGGATAATTTTCCAATTACCACCTGGAATATCCAACTTCAAGAATATGGTATGCTGAGTGACTGGTATGAGGGGAGCAATTTAGCAGAAACCACAGTGGATCCTAAATCGAAAAAGGCTGTTGAAAAATTCCCTATCCGCATCAACCCTATCCGTAATACCTGTGAGAAACATGCCGTAACGCTTTTGGGCACCTCTCTCGACAGCATCCATCAGGGGGCCATGCCTATCAAGATTCACGCCGATCCTACTGAAGCAAGTAAAGAGCAGGTTACTCGCATTGAGAAAGCCCTGACAACTTGCTTTGCCGATAGCAATGCAGGATCGCTGTTCATGCAAAATGCAATTCAATCTCAATATTTGGGGGGTTGTGTCTGGTGTGCAACCTATCTTCCTGAACAAAAGAAAATCCTTATCAGTGCTCCCTTACCCCAAGAGTTTGTTGGTATTCCTGATGGAACGGACTACTACAATCTGAAGGAATGCTGGATCATCAAATCGTTGACCTGGGATGAACTGAAGCAATATGGTGAGTTCAAAGATGAGGGATACAACTCAGCCAATGGCAACGATATTTCCTGGTGGTATATCGAGCACTGGACCCGAACTCTCCATGAAGTCAATATCAATGGTACCAGTCTTATCCAAGATAATACCAACCCCTTTGGGGTTGTTCCTGTAGTCTATATCCCACACATTCGTCTCAACAAATTCCGTGGCGAGTCCATCATTACCGATATGGTAAAGGGGCTTGTCCGTGAGATCAACCTGCGTGAAGCAGATGTAGGCGATGCAGTCAGTGAAGATACACATGCCTACATTTGGGTTCGCAACATTCGTGGTTCTCTGGAAACAATCCAGATCGGTGATGGAAGACCGATCGTAAACCTTGGAGCCACCAGTGGCTTGACCGGGAATGAAAGCAATCCCGATATGCAGGCCGTAAACAACAAGTCAGCCACTCTTCCAATTCTAAATTTCAACAAGTCCCTGGTGGATTATTACCGGATTGAAGTCAACCATCCTGCAGTTGCAGATGGTGTCGATCAGGGCTCCCAAAGATCTTCGGTCACACTCAATGCCCGTATGTGGCCGCTTACATCGCACGTTGAAGCTGAGCGTATCTTCTGGTCAGTTGGATTTACCACCTTTGGCAAGATCCTTCTGAAAATGATGCAAGTTATCGGTTTGAATGACATCATTGAAGACGACCTGAAGGTTCAACTTGTTATTGAGTGGTCGCCCACTCTACCTCGTGATCGGGATGGAATGGTACAGGAAGTTGCCATTCGTGCCAAGAACAAGGTTGGCTCCATCAAACATCTCATTGAACTGCTTGGAGATACTCCAGATGCAGAAGCCGAACTTGCTCAGATCCGTTCCGAGAAAGATATTGTCCCACCTCCTGGTGGTGGTTTTGGTGATCCAGGTGGTGGAAGTGGCGGGATCAAACCCACCCATTAGCCCATTTTTCCAATTGGAAGAAGGTGCATATGGCCGCTAAAGTAGATAAGGGTGATCGTGAAAAGTATAGTGCGACTGGTGATGAACGGTTCCCAATCAAGAACGCATCCCAGGCGGACTCTGCTATACGGCTCAGAGGCAAGAACACATCCAAGTCTCAACGCCGTTCCATCTTACGCCGTGCTGCCAAGTTTCTACCCGCAAAAGCTCATGCTGCGTGGGAAAAAGATAAGGCAGAAGGCAAAATCTAGGTAAAGGAGAAATCATGTTTCGCAAATTCTTGTCCCCTGATGGTGGTACTAGTGGTGGCGGTGGAACCACACCTCCTGCAGATCCTGCCCCTGCAGCCGGTGGAAATTCCCCTGCTCCCCAAAGCCAGAACCTACCCGCAGCAGGACTAACCGTTGAACAACAGTTAGCTGCAGCACTCGCTGAAGCGGATCGCTGGAAGAATGGTTACGCTGGTCTTCAGCGTGAGATCGCAAATAAGCTCACGCCAAAAGTCACTACTCTGGAAGGAGAAGTGCTTACCCATAAGACAGCACTGGAAACCTTGCAACAGGCCCATACAGCCCTCGGTACCGAGCATGAAACCCTCAAGACCCAATTTGAGGAAGCAGACCTCGAACGAACGACTGCCAAGTCAGCCCTGCAACGTGCCAGAATCATTCTCGCCAAATACCCGTTTCTCGCATCCTGGGAAGCCGATGGTCAGCTTCCCGAATCTCCAGTAGATGCCAAGGACGAAGATGTTGAAAAACTCTTCCAATCCTTTGCCGACAAGCTGGCAACTGTTGCGAAGATCTCCAGTTTGGGTGCGGGCGGAGGCCCGCCTCCTCCGGCTGGTGGCGGTGGTGGAAGTGGCAACGCCTCAGCCGATGAAGAACTCAAGCAGGCAAATGCCGCCATGTTCAAGGGCGACTCTGCAGGTTATAACCTGCATTTCCAGAACTACCTAAACTTGAGTCAAAAAGGAAAGAAATAATCTCTGAAATTGAGGTAATCAATTATGGCTACTGATCCTTCGTTTTTCGATTTCTACAACAACAACCCCATTGGTGTGATCGACCAGAACGTCTGGACTGACCGTGACGCTGCTGTCATGATGCAGTTCCAGACTGGCCCCACGATCTACACCCCACTCATTGAGTGGACCGATCGGTCATCCGTGACCGGTGCCCAATACAGCCAGTTCACTGAGCTGTTGGAAGGGGAAGCTGACACTGAAGAGCTGACGATGACTCAGCAATACATCCCTGAGCCCCTCGGTGTCGACTCCCGCATGAGACAGTTGACCGTCGCCCGCTATGGCGACAAGGTTCAGCTGCACGAATCGGACAACATCTTTCAGATGTGGCAGATGTCCGGTGGGCGTGATTGGCGACCTTTGCTCCGGGGCGTTCTCGGCAGCAATGTCCGTCGCAAGGTCGAAGCCCTGTCCCGCAATGCCTTTCTCCGTGGCCCCAAGACCTTCTGGACCTATGGTGGTGACGCTTCCAGCTTTGCCACCCTGGACGCTGACGACAAGTTCGGTATTGGCATCGTCAACGAGTGGAACCTGCGTATTGGGCAGACCGGTGATCCCGTTATTCCCGGCGATATGCCCAATATGAAAGTCTGTATCGTGCCCCCAGGTGCGATCTTCGACTTCCAGGAATCTCTCCACAAAGCCAGCCAGAACGAAGCGGCCCTGTGGCGTGATGCCACCATCTGGACCGGGCGTGGCCCGCTGCCCTATGAATTGGGTACCTACAAGAACATTCGGTTCATGCAGGCCCCCAATGACAAGTATGGGCAATCCGGTGCCGTGCTCTATAACGGTGGCCGGGTTGTTTCCCAGGTGGTTGTCACGGAAGAAATCCACATGGGTGATGGTGCACCCGATCCTACGACCACCCAGGTCGATGAAACCTGGTATGTCGGTCAGAAGGGTGCTGCCCATCAGATCACCTGCGCCGGTCAGTCTCTGGCCGCCTTCAACGTGAATGACATCATCTCGCTCCATACAGAGTTTGATGCCAGTCTCACAGGTGATCCCAACGGTGTCGCCCTGCTGCATGGCAAGACAATCCATCGTCGTATCGTTGCTAAGCCGACTCCTGAAACCGTTCAGTTCGATCGCCCTGTTCTCTTCCACTATGGCAACAAGATCTCACGCATAGCCAAGGATGGCACGGTCACAGGTTATTGCTACATGACCAAAGCCTCCCATGTTGGCTTCTGCTTGGTACTTGGTGCCAAGGGTGGCATCAAAGGCAATGTGAACCGTCCGTTGCGCTTCTTCGAACCAAAGCCGATTGATGACTTCGAGTCCGTCTGGCGTTATGTATGGGACATCATCGCCGGTTACAACGTGTGGGATCCGTTGCTCTTCGAGTGCCACTTCGTTTCCGTGACCCTGCCCAAGCCAGGCGGTATCATCTCGCCCATGGCTGAAATCAGCTAGTCACACTCCTGACCTAAAGAACAAAGGCGCAGCGTGAATATCACATTTGCAGAATTGAAAGCCAAAATAGTACGGATCCTCGGTGATACGGTCGTTCCTGGAACATCAGGTGGGCCAGAAACCGCAGGCCAGATCTATGAGGCCGATCTACTCAAAGATGCTGTTCATGCTGCCCTTGACGCTATTACGGTCAGATGCTTCAAGCCTTCTACGTTCACGATCAAACCTTCTGGCGAGGCTACGGCTTTACCGGATGATGTGATCGACATTGAGGCTGTCTACGATGAGACAAACAGTGTCTTCTTGGAAAAGTTGAACATGCAAGTTGATAAGGCCAGGATCCCCACTAGGGGAAATGGTTGGTTGCTTTACCCTGCAGGTTATGTCTCACTTGCAGCCGTAATTGATGGAGAAGTCGGTGCCACAGTGTATTACTCAGCAACTTGGGCCAAGCCGGAAGATGACGAAGATCCAATCGACACTCCCCAAATGGCCGCTACAGCCCTTACTTATTTCGCAGCATCTTACTGTCTTCTCAATACGGCAACCCAAACGGCAAGCATTCGCCAGTTTGATACCAAGGTAGATTCAGGTAAACCAACCGACAATCCGGCTGAGCAGATGTCAACCTATTTCATGAAGCGGTTTGAACTCGAACTGCAACGTATTCCGCCAAGTCAAAAGGCAATGCACTAATGACGCAGATCGTCAACCTTCTGCTCGACCGGATGGTTCGTGACCTTACCAAAGCAATGATCACGGATGTAAGTCCCTCCGAACTCTGGAGGGCCAGTGTCGTGAAGAAGGGCCTCCTGCAGGAAAACCGGATCAAGCAAAACATCCAAATTGGTGTAGCCGGTGGCGATCATGAAAACCCAAGTTATAACGATGGCCTAACGACCACGGATGGGTTTTCAAAACAAATTGCCTGGAAAGTACCAGTACGTGAATTTGGCGGCGGAGAACAATGGTGGCGGCGTGGAGTTGTGCGAGTGGAATGCTTCTACGTGGCTGCTCATGCCATGTCTGAAGAACTTGCCCATGTAAATGCCTATCAATGCCTTGGCATGGTCATGCAGACGGTTGCCAACACCTACGTTTCAGATCTCAAGGATGAGTTCGGAGAGAAAGCCTCACTTATATTCGTCTACGAGAATACCTTCTTCGAGAGTGGTGGTCCCCCTAAAGCATATATCTTCCGAGGAAAAGTCCTATGGGCTGCCCTTACTGGAAGACCGTAATCATTGAGTTTGGAGGTTCGTTATGAGTGTATCAGCTCAGCAAGGATTGGTCGGGTTTGGCCCTCAGATCGGTAAAGGCTCCATTGCTACTGCTTGGCAGCGTCATCGGGCTGTCATGGTGGACTTGGATGCCGTTGACGATGTACGGGAAGGCCCACCCGAAGTAGGAGGCGTCGCCGTTCCTACATTCCCGTACAAGGCGGGACCTGTTGTGGCTGGTGGCATGTCCATTCAGCCCCGTTTGATCGACTCGTTCGGCTGGCTCTTGTATGGCCTGCTCGGGTACGTTGAGTCTGATCACGATTACGAGGACGTGTATTCGCACGTTTTCTCGTTTGCCCCCTCGGACACGAACTTTGTGCCTTGGATGTCCTTCCGCAAGATGGTTCCTAAGAAGGATAACAATGTGGATACCGATATGGGTATCTTCTTCAAAGACTGCAAGGTCATTGGCGCAACCCTGGCCCTTCCGAATGATGCCCCCATCGGCTGTCGTTTGGATGTGATTGGCCGGGAGTTCTACCTTGATCCAGATCCTGCGAATTGGACCTGGGCAGCCTCCATGGAAGATTGGGAGTCCATCCCGGTCGCCTGCCAGACAGATGGTTTCATCAAGATCGACGGAAACGAACTGCCGATCGTGCAGGCCCAAATCGGTTTCCAGAACGTCCCGCTGGATCTCCGCCAGGAGCGCATCTTTGGCGATCCTTACATCGAAGATGTGACGATCGTTCAGCGTCGCCTGACCTTTGACATCATGGTGAAATGGAATGATCCCACCCTGTACCGTAAGGTACTGACCGGAGCTGGCTCAGGTGTGCAGCTCTGGAGTGGCAAGCCCTATACCGCATCCCTGGATGTGAACACAGTTTCTTCCACGGAGATGGTTGGGCATTCCGAGAAATATGCCCTGCGTGTCAAAGCCCCCGAGTGCATGATGACTCAGGTCGGTGGGATCGCCCTGGCCGGTGCCCAAAGCGTCATGCTGCGCTTCGCTGGCGTTGCTCTGGACAGTACCCCGTACTGCCAGTTCATCCTGAAGAACAACGTTTCGAAATACACCTGGCCGAGCTAAGCCAGTCATTCAATAGATCGAGGGGAAGGGCAACCTTCCCCTCCCTTACTTTCAGATATGGAGTAGAGAATGCCAATTCAGTTGTCAGCCCCCAAGAAGAAGGACTTTACCCTCGTTGAGAGTGATAAGGCCCTGGAGAATACCGGCGATGCTGCTGTCGCTACGGTAATCACTGTTCGGCAAGCCACCCAAGGCGATGTGGAACAACGCAACACCTTATTTGCCGACTTTACCCGTGAATATGATGGCCGGATGGTCAAGGTTACTCAGAAGATCTCCTATGATGATATTCGTCGGCTGGAAGTCTTCCTGACCCTCTGTGCCTGCAATATCATCAATGAAAAAGGCGATCCGTTGTTCAAGTTTGTCAACGAACGCCTTACTGATAAGAACGCCTTCGATCGTGCCTGGGCCGCACTTCCACCGGTTGTTGCCATCGAGATTGGAGATAAGGTTCTGGAAATGAACCCTCTATGGGTACCAACCTCGGGGGAAGGGTTGTAGCGGATAGATTAGAGCATATTTCTGAAGTAGTAACAAATTATCTCGGTCAGCAAAACGAATTATCTCAGGGCCTAAAAGTCAAAGACCCTATCGAAAAACCAGACGTACTGTTGGAGTTCGAACGGTGTGAAAGATACCATGTAGCATATTACCCGGGCGGGTTAGCCGACCAACCTCATATGTGGCTGTTAGAGCAGGATATAGTCAGAGATCTCTCGCAATTATTCAATGCAATTCCTAACCTGCCAGGAGCCGCAAAATGAGTAGAGTACGTCGAAGCACGCTTCAGGTTGACAACCTGAGTATTCTCGAAAAATATTTAGGGCCACAATATCATGTAGCCCACCCTGAAATGGACCCCTCCCAACATATGGAGCGGGTCTCAATTGGTTTTGGGGAGGATACTGAAAATGCGATGGATTTTGACTTCTCCATCTCAGCTCAGCGCAACTTGTATGGCCCTGTGCCAATGATCGGGAACCAGGAAGAACGTGGTAGTGCTGTTGTAATTCCATCCACCCATACCCTTACTTATTTTTCCAAAAATGATGTTCGAGATGAAATCACTACACCTTTGGAGAATCTTGCATCTTCTATCAAAAATGCCTGGACAACATTCTATAAGGGTATAGGAGAAAGTCCTAATACTGCTCTAAATGCCGAGTTTAACACTCGTAAATATAGTCGTACTCCATGGAACTCCTTCCAGGCGGTTGAGAATAGGGAAGTCCAGGGCATCAATGTAGTAACCCAAAAATTTGACCAAACCAAATTGGCACCCTACGAGCAGCAGGATGCTCTCAAGATGCTGAACATGAAATTGATGACCGGCTATGGCCCCATAGATCCTCTTCATGCACCTGGTGTTCGTTGGCAAGATGCTCGTGGGATTGGTATGGCATTGGATAAGAAAGCCAACCTCAGTCCCATTGGTGAATATGATGCGACCACTGATATGGTCTATGGTCTTCGAAATGCTGAAAAGATGGTGGGCGTTCCAAGCATTGATTATGGTCGTGGCGGAGCCAAACCCTATCACTGGATCCATCTCGAAGGTCGTGATGAACTGGTTGAAAACCAGCCTCAACCCATCATGAACCGATATGCTCCAAGTTATGGAATTGCCACTTTGAGAGTTCCAGGAGAAGCCGAACCAAGAGTAAATGAGATTGGAAATGTCTTATTCACCCCCACATTCATTGGTGGTGGTGGTCTTGCGATGGTCATGCCAGGAGCCCAAAGAGAAAAGACATATGGGTATCCTACTACTGAGCCAGTCAATGTTCCCATTGAAGATATACGATCATTGGCTGGTCCAAACAGTCCCCTTCAGATCAAGGACATTCGTGGGAAACGATACCTTCCTGGGCATACCTATAGTGCAGGAACAATCAATGGTGATCCACTAACCTTCAAAACAGGATCTTCCAAATTTTCTCCAACTCAAATCTCAATGACTATTCCAGCCTTCATGCACAAGGATACCGGGGCTCCTGTGCCAATGACGGATCTCAATGCTGTATCCACTGAAGATGTTGCCAGAGATATAACTGCTCGAACCGGATGGGCTGTTCGTGCTCTTGGCATTGATAAGGTTTCACTTGACATTGGTGGGGTTGGCTATGATGTGCCTACCAAAGTAGGTGGTCTTGGCTACAAATACTCTCTCACCCCAACTGGTGAAAGATTGAAAGTTCCCCTGGGCACTGGCAATCTAAATGTTCAATACGTGACCGGGGAAATGAAAGGTGGTTCTGCAATCACCGAAGGTATCTTAGGATACCAATCACGATCGCAATTGGCAGGAATCTTCCGTTCCTATAGTAGACAAACAGAAGGCGATGCCAGCAATGCAGCCTACAAAGTGTCTCGTTGGTTGGGAAAAAGCAATGAGACAACCGATTGGGAAGAGATCGCCCAAAAGTTCAATGCAGCTGGTGGAGGTTGGAAAGAACCTTCAGAGGGCCTTGGTCTGGATGTATTCCAGAAGGTCTTCGTTGATGTCGATATGGCAAATGAGAAACAACGAAGACGCAATCTATTCAACCTGAAGAGTTTCGGAATTGGGTATCTCCCAAACATCGAAGTACCCTATGGGCCTACTCATCCGGCCAACCTTGAGTTCATTCAACAGATTACAGCCAGAAGTGTTCGAGGCAAAAAACCAGGAGCTACCCAGGCAGACATTGACGCTGTTCTGAACCAATTCAAAACAGGTGGAACAATTGATGTTCAGGCAGCCGCCAAAGCATTGATTGGGCAGGAAGCATTGGGTCGATCAGACATGATCACCCTTTCTCAAATTGCTTCTGGTCATGCAATGATCGCTCGTACAGCTCTTCCCCGGCAATTGGAATTTGTGCATGGGCATGGTGCCAATGAAGAGTTGGCCCGATCTATTACAGCCAAATTTCCAGAATTTGCTTCAGAGATGGGGCTGGATGTTTCAAAACCAATCCAGCATCAGGGAGCCCAGGCTAAGGCACTCACCGCAGCCTCAGCATTTGTTTCCTGGCAGATGGGTGTAAGTGAAGGTCAAACCCCCGCTATTCTCCCTACTTCCTATATCGAAGTAGATCAGGGCAAAGCCCTGGCTATGGCTGGTATCGTTGGAGCGACCGGTGGTGGTCGCAATATGACCGAGGAAACCCTCGATCGGATGGCCGGGATCCTTGACATCAAGGAAGGTGATAATCGCTTACTCTATTTTCCGCTTTCCAATACCTATGACATGAACCCCCTGACCGTCAAGGAACTGCAGTTCAAGGGCCCTACCGGAGAAGAGATCGGTGGTGTTACCAGAACGTGGGGTAAGGGCATTGAGAAACTTGCCCAACTCCAAGCCTTCTCTGGCACAGCTCCTGAGAAACTCCAGGAATATGGTCAGACTGCAGTAAAAGGTTTGTTCGATCAATGGAGAGATATTTTCCAAGGTGGTGGTGAGGCTTATAAGGCTGTCCATAACCGACCTATGCCTACTGGTTGGGGTGGTCGGTTTGGTTACTTAGGTGCCTTAGGCCCTGATGAAGTCTGGTTGCCACCTGCAGAACGCCGAAAGTTACTGGAAGCAGGTGGTGTTCGGCGCAAGGATATGAAGCAGGCTATGAAGGAATTGTCCATGGGTGGCCCACTGCAGGGTTTCATGCTTCGTTATCCGCAGGGCACTGAACTGGAAAGTATTATGGGTGTCAATCTCCTTGGTGACGAGGAGATGCGCAACCGCACTGGTGGCAAGTTCATGAACCAGCTTCTTCACAGTCCAGAGTTCAAGGGTGCTCTCTTTGTCTCTCAGCAATTTGCCAGCGTAGGTGTAGGTGACTTTGACTATGATCCTGTGGTAGGTGCTTTTGTCATGGGTGGCAATGCTGAACAAGGCAAAGCATTCCAGGAACTGAAGAACCGTCAACGCCTCACTACCAAAGGAACCTTCGATATTGAGTCAAAGATGTTCCGCCCTGAACAAGCCGATCTTGCCAGTGGTGCTGTAAAGGCTGTCAATGATCTAGTGGATCCCAACTTCAACGTCATTGGAGAAACCATCAAGAAGGCTGGTTGGAAGAAATATGGGGATGTGATTAGTGCCGGTCTGAACTCCTGGTATGCCCAAATTGGCATGGGCGAATCCTATAACATCCGTCGAGTTGTCATTCCTACAATGGCTGCTTCTGGTTACTCCGAAGAAGCTCAATCTCGGATCTATGCAGGAATGCAGTCCTTCTATCAATTCCCCTTGGATAAGACAAATCTTGGTCAGGAAACCCAAGGTGTTGGTTGGGCCGGTGCCATTGCCAAGTCTCGCTTTGGATTGAATGAAAGAACTGGTGAGGCCGAGCTAATTATTGGTAGCAACGTGGTCAATGAACGTGGCCGAACCAACCGAATGGCAATTCCACTACAAACACTTGACCAGCCCCAGGTAGTGAATGCTCTTGGTTCTATCGCAGCCATGATGACAACCAAGATCAAGGTGGGTGGTAAGGGAGAAGGTTTTGAAATTGCCAGTCCTGAATTTCTGGCTCAGGCATTCAGTTATCCAGGCCAGGAATCTATTCTTCAAAAGAAGCTGGAAGCCGCCGATCCCTCCAAGGATCTGAGCAGCCAGTATCTGGTTGCAATCACCAACCATATCAATACTCTGACTGGTGATCCAGTAAATCCAGACACGGGGAATCTCTACAGCTCCAAAGAATTGGCTGAGCATGGGTTGCATCGACTGGCAGATGTCTCGACAGAACTTGGTCAGAGACAACGCAAACCATTCACCCAATCTATGATGAGCCTACCAGCTTTCCTACCCTTTGTTACTGCAGCCACTCGAAAAGCAGAAGGTTTGGAATATCAGAAACCGGCCCCTGGATCTCAAGAAGAGAAGTTCCTAAACGAGTCCAGGATTGCAAGGAACGTCTTTGAGAACAAGTTCCACGTTGAAGCCATTACTCGGGCGGCTGGTATCATCAACCTTCTTCAACGCAAGGTAAATGTTCCTGCAGCCATGATCTCCAAATCAATTGGAGATATTCCCGATAGCATTACCCGCAGTCAACTGATAACCCTGGCAAACAATTATGGCATTCCCTATACTCTTCCAGAGGAAAATACCGTTGTCAGTGCCATTGATTACAAGGCTCATATGTATGCTCAACGAGCCGTGTCCAGAGGTATTTCTCCAGTCGATGCTTATACCTATGCCGACCAGGAAATAAGAGACCTGATCACACCATTCGCTGAAGCCAAAGGAATGGCTCCTGAAGCAGTTCTTGAAGAACTCATGGGAACCTATGGGGCAAGGGCTGCTACCCCAATGTCACCTGCCGATGCAGCGGTCCTGGCTGACAAAAAAGTTGAAGCACAGATGGGGAAGACCATCCAATTGCTCCATAAGGGTGCCAATCAGCTTGCCAAGAATGCACTTGGTCAAGTTACTCCTACTAAAGTAATTGAATCAGCTTTGAGGCTTACTCCCCTGCAGGGAGAAGTTTTGGCTTCACTTCCTACGGGTGTACCCAATCAGGGTCTTCCTCCAATGGGTCCACCCACTACATCTACCGATCTTCCAATTGGAACATCTGGCAATGGGCCGACAAAATCTGGTCACATTTCAGATCCTGCAGAATATGCCAAATGGCTTGCAGAATGGAAAGCCAACCAAAAAGCGAAGAGAGATGCGGCCAGACAACTTCCGAAAACTCCAACTCCTCTGGATGGACCTGATAACTTCAATTGGGATGACATTCCAGAAATTCCCTTTGGTGATGAGACAGCCTATCCCTGGCCTCCTAAGCCAGAATCAGGCGGCCCTGAAATTCCAAAGTGGCCCAAGAAATCAGAGAGTGGTGATAAGCGATTCGATACTGGTGGCCCCATTCGTCCTGAAGATCTACATGGTCGAAAAGATGCTGAAGGTCATGGAGATATTACGGTTCAGGCTGGTGAAACAATCATTCCTCGCCAAGGTGGAAGGATCAACTTCTACGGTGGCGAAGGCGATACCATCATTGGTCATTTCAGAACCAACGAGATCCCTGTTTTCAATAACCAAAATCAGCGAGTAAGTTCCTATCTGGCTGAACCTGGTTCCACGACCTACAATCCCGATGTCGAGAAAGTTATGCTCGGGAATGAAGCTTCACAGATATTCAGAATGAGCCATGGAGTAGCCAAGGATGCAATCCAAGCAGCCCTGGCTGCCATTGGCATGGCTGGTCCTGTAACCGATATGGGTGAGGATGTTACTGGCACTGAAACGGTCAATCGTATTCAGGACATTCTGGAAGCAGAGAATCTTCTTCCTCGCACTGGCAATCCACCCACCACAAAAGAAATTGTTGAAGGTGTAGGTAAGGGGCTTGGTGGTCCCAATGCTCTTCGACTAATTGGTAAGTTGGCCCCTGAAGCTGCCCGTATCAAGACATTGGCGAATATCAAGAAGAAAGTGATCATGGGATCTGTAGCTACTTCCTTTGCAGATCCTATTGATATATCGCCTAGTGAACGGGCAATGATTGAAAATACTGAGGCTGCTGAAGAAGCTCCCGGCCAGTTAGGTCATGCAATCAATGTAGGTTTTGGTCTGCAGGGAGTTCTTGGTTCGATCACAAGCAATGTTGAGCAGCTGAACCAAATCAATAATCTGGTCTCTGGAGTAGGTACTGGAGGACAGGACTTTGCCAAACTCAATGCGGCAATGGCCCAACGAGGCCTCTTCAATCCAGGAATGGGTTATCAAGAAAAAGCCCAAGCCCTTCAAGGGATCCTTCGAACCAATCCAGAACTTGCTGGTGTAGCTAATGCAGTTGTGAGAATGCAGTCGGGTCTAACTGGTGATGTCACCAAGGCAGCCCTACCAGATTCCTTCACTCAGATGGCCGGTACACTGAAAGCCATCAAGGGTGAAAGTGGTGCTGATGTTTTGAGTGGATCCTTTGAGAAGAGAACACAACTCAATCCAGCTGCCCAGGCAGCCGTGGATGAATTACAGAAGACAGCAGTAGCCCATGCAGCCGCTTTAAGAGATGATACCAAATCAGTAACTCAACATGCCGCTGCCGTAAAGAGTACTGGTGAAGCTTTTGAGAAAGCTCAAGCAGCCCTCAAGGGTCCACTTGCTGAGTCCAGACTTGCTTCTAATGTGGCAACTGTGGCTGAGATCTCTGCCAGAACCAAAGCTAATGGTGGCATGATTACTCAGGCTGACCAGGGCCTACTCGAACAAACATCAGCCGAAATGCAGGGCGACAAAGCCATAGCTGTCAATGCTGCCATGTCCCCATTTGCAAGATTTGCTCGTAAAGCTCTTGGTGGATTTGGCTTGATGTATGCCAGAAGTATTGCTGGCATTATCACTGAAGGTGTTGGTTATGGTGCCCCTGAAGCTCAGCAGGCTCAGCAGGCTATGGCGAATTATGCCAATGGTGTTCTTGGTGCCAATGCACCCTTTGTGTCTCCGGCAGCTTATGCAGCCTCACAAATGGCAGCCCGTTATGGTGGACAAACTCCTCAACAGATGATGGATGTTTGGAGTGCCAAGAACCCCACACCTATGGCATTGGGTCAATCAATATTTGCAGGTGTAGCTGCAGCCGGTGCCAGTGAGTTCTATCTCCAAAGTGCATTCCCGAAACTTGCAGAAACCAATCCAGGTGCTGGAGCTAAGTTAGGATTGGCAGCAGCATTGGCAGTAGGTGTAGGATCCTTTGTTGCTTCTGCTGAGGCCCGGGATACTACATCGGTAGGTTATGCCGCTGCAAGAGCAATGCCAGGTAATAATACCAACTTGACCTATGGTTTCATGGGATCGGACATAGAAGCATACTTCTCAACCGAGACTGCCAAGATCGGTACAGCTCTTGGTATCCAGGGATCTGCTACAAAACTGGCTGCTATCCAGCAATCCAGTACAATGTATAAGGGAGCTACAGCTGCTCTTAGTGAAACTGGTACTCCATCATCTTTTGCCAAAGCAATGGGTTTCATGGCTTCTGTAGGATCTCCAACCGAGGCCGCTGCAGCCCTTGCTACCAACATGGTAGACAAAGGATATAAGGGTACCCAGGAAACTCTGATTGCTCCTGCAACTTTCATGGTGCAAAATCCAACAGCTCCACTCTCTCAGGTTGGGGCACAACGTATGGCAGAGGGATATGCTCAGGGTGTTGATTACTTAGGAGCTTACCAGAACCTTCTCTATGGTCTTGGTTATCCTCAAGCACAGATCACTGGTACCAGAAATCAACCAAGCCTGGCCGCTACGATCGTAGCCAATCAACTCAACAATGAGAAAGTTCCAATGAGTATGCAAGAACAGAAACTGTTCGCTGCAGGTGCTGCTACTCTTGGAAATATGCCAAGTCTGCGATGGTCCGAGATGGGGCGATTGGCTACTTCAGGGACTCCTTCTCAGGCCCAAATGACACAAATGAACACCTGGGCTCAGGCATGGGGTGGTCTGGATCAGACAACAACTCAATATTATCAGGCAGCTTCTCAGAAATTTACTGCTCAGACAATGCTTGGCATTCCTACAGGTATCAATCCTCTTGATCTTGCACCTATGCAGCAGACAATTGGTGCTGCTCAAGTAATGCAAAATCAGGCCAATTCCTATGCTAGTCTTGAAGCACGCCGAGATAATCTCGCCAATACCATGGGTATGCAGGCAGCTACAGCGGGTGATGCTGAAATGGTTGCTAAAATCGCTGCTGCTTTTGGACCTCCAACTACTACAAGTGGTCATGAGTCTATCAATGGTAGTCCTGCTACTACATTATCCACCCCTCCATTGACCATTACAAAAACTGCTGCCACTCTTGGAAACACTTCGGTCGATCTTCAAAAACTCAAGTCAGATCTGGCGGCCAAAGCTGCTCAAGGCAATAAGCCTTCAGTAAGTCCAGGCATATCTGAAAAAGACTACTTCTCCAAGAATCCAATACCTAAATCTATTATGGATGTAGTAAATCATGTATTGAAATTTGCAAACATTGGAGGAGAAAGAGCAACTGCGGTCCCAAGTAGTCTTTCACCTCAACCTTCAACGAGAGACAATCTCATCAATGCTCTCAACAATAATGATATTGGGATTACTCCTCCAGCCGTTGCTCCTACTGCGCCCCTAGCTGGTCCTGAAGCAATCAAAAGGGTTCAGGATGTAGCTCCCACTGGATATACTATTCCTTTCCAGGACTATACCATGTGGGAGATGATCTCTCAGAAGAACCCACTTGGATTTGGTGTGGCTGCTGCCAAGTATGGCATCAATTACAACAAGATGGCACCCCTACCTCTTATGGGTGGTGGAACCATGCCTGCCTATAATCTTGCCAGAACTGATGTAACTCCAGGCGGCCAACTTACTGGTATGGCCTATGGAACATCTAGTTTGGGTATTCTTGGTGGTCCAAGTTCCAGTGAAATGGCTGGAAAGATTTTCGGAGCTGGTTGGGAAAATAATCCCTACATGGCCGCCGCTGCTGCCGGTGGATCCATCAAAGTACAACAGACTGCGATTGCCAAGAATTATGAACTTGCCATGGCTGGAGTTGGAGTTCAGCAACAAGGTATTGCAGCTAATCTTGCCTTTACTACAGGAGTGGGATTACAGAACTATGCTGGTTTGGTCAATCCGCAAACCGGTGGCAATTTCGGTCTCAATACTGGTAAGGTTTCCTGGAGTATTCCCGGTACTGGTAGTTTCACTTCCCAGGGTGGTGGACAATGGGGTATTGAAGATGCTCAGCGTGCTCTTGGAATTGCACAAACCCAATTCGGCTTTGGAATGCAGCAGAAACAAATCAACCTGCAGTCCAGTCAGTTCTATCAATCCATGGGGTTACAGGCCCAAGGAATGGCTCTTGGTCGTGCACAAGGAACCGAAGAGTTTGGTTTCAATACGGCTATGGCTGCTCAGCAATTTGGCTTCAGCCAGACTATGTACAAAGAACAAGCTCGTTTCACTTCTGGCCGTGAACGTCGACTCGGAGAAATGCAGCAGAAAGAGAACATCACTGAATACAACATGCAAACCAGTCAACGTCAGACTGAGTTTGGCTATCAAAAACAACAGTGGGCTCTCCAGGAAGCACAATACAAACTGCAGATCAAACAGTTCGAAGAGACCAAGCAACTTCAACAGCAACAGTTAGATAAGGCCAAAGAGTTCTATGCAGTACAGATGGATCTGGAACTGCAATCCATCAAGCTTGCCCGGGCCAACTTCGTTGAACAGCAGAAACTTGCTACAGAGTCCGCTGGTATTGCAGCTCAGGCTGCCAAGGACCAAAAGGATCTGTCCACAACTGAACTTGATCTCTCAACTGATGCTGCCAAGGCTGCTGGAGCAGTAGCTCTTCTTGACGCTGGATTAGTGCAAGCCTGGAAAGACATCATGAAAGCTCTTGGTCTTCCTATTCCAACCGATGAAGGAAGATTGTGCTGCTTTCTGGCTGGTACCAAGATCCTGATGGGTGATGGCTCCGAAAGGGCCATTGAAGATGTGAAACTTGGCGATATAGTCATGGGAAAGAATGATCACTTCGAAAAGGAAGGTGTTGAAGTACATGGCCTTATCCAACCGATCCGAGAAGGTATTTGGACTATCAAGTTTGCCAGTGGTCAGATTCTCAATCTAACCAACGATCACCCAATGTATACTCGCCACGGTTGGAAATCCATTGATCCCCTGGCTTCTGAAAAATCCTATTATGGTCTGGATATTATTGGTGGTCTGGAAATTGGAGATGAGATCCTTACCTTCGAAGAAGGTTATGAATCTATCATCGACATGTCCTATACAGAAGTTGAAGTTCCAACCTACACCATGGTTGTTGGCGGCCAGCATGAATATTATGCAGAGAAAATGCTCACCCATAACTCTGTCAAATGCGCTGCTGGTGGTTCAGTAAGACCTGGTGGCTCAGCCATTGTTGGTGATAGTCTCTCTGGTATTCCAACTGGCTATGAAGAATTGGTTACGGCCCTTCCTGGTGGTGGTTTCAATGTCACCCCCAATAGCCAGCTCAAGGGTTCTTCCCTGAACCATTCCCTATCTCTTGCAAGGGGAACTGGTGGCGGGAATACACCACAGGTCATTCAGATCTTCATCGGCAATGAAAAGATTCGAGACTTCATTATTCGAACCGTTGCCCAGGACCTAAACAATTGAGGCAACCATGAAATACTTCACTCTCACCAACAGTAATGGATCTCTCTCAAAGCAGTTCTATGCCATAGCCGATGGTTACATCGAAGAGTTCGACAAGAAGCAGGATCTTCAAGTCACCTTGGATGGTGATCTTGATGTAAGTATGGGTAGTATCTTTCGCTTATGGAACTTCACCCTGCGTCTGCGCTATGACGAAGATGATGGTGATCGTGGCACCTATGCTGACCTCATCCGGTTCTTCAAATACAACGACCCTGGCGGAACTCCAACCAATATCCTGACCCTTGTGGATTTCTTTGGAGAAACCTTTCAAGTTATCTTCAGCCAACAGGTTCAGCCTAAGCCCTTTGCAACTGCCCTGGAAGGACTGGAAGCCTGGTATTACGTGCAGGTCGTTTTCCTTTGCATCACGGCAGAAACGGAACCTACTTCATGAGAACCACGACAGCAGCAATTCCTGCAGCCCTTGCTCTGGTTGGCATCAAAGCAAAATCGAGACTTACTGCATATAAGTCTCGTGTCTATTTTGGTGCCGATGATCTGCAGGCCGAAGTCTACACACCCTCGCTGGCTCCAGTATCAGGAGCCGGTTATGTGACCTATCCAGTCTCTGGCACTCAGGGAGTAAAGTTCTATTACGATGAAGGTGCTGTCAGGCTGGCCTTCATAGACGATCTGGCCGCTTCCCATGTTTCTCCAGGTAGGATTTTCGATCCAGTGAACGTGCTGACTGCAGATACAGATACCTGCCATCTCTCTTATGGTGGCGCAGTATTGCTTGGAGATAAGGTCTTTGCCTATTTCACAGCTTTCAATGGAGCAGTTATAGGAGCTTATTACAAACTGAATGCCAACAATCGGGATGGTACATGGTCAGACTTCTTCACGGCCATCCCTGAAGATATGAGCAGCTTCGACATCTCAAGCGTTTTCGTCTACAACAGTCGCATCTTCATGGTCGGCAAGTTCTATCGAAAAGACCAGTTCCAGAATGATGCCCGATGGACCTTGTTCACCTATTCTGATAACGGATTTACATTCTCTCTGGATCGGCGGGTGCTGGTCAGCATTGTGGATGATCGCTTTGGTGCCAGATATGAGACTGGTACCGGCCAGATTGTTTTCTACAATACCACTCATACCTATCGAACAAGTGCCCCTTACCAGATCATTGGCGAAGCTACAGAAAATATCGCCATCGTCATGAGAAATCTCTCGGGATCCGTAACTCAGGGATGGGTGGCAGACATCAAATCAGGGAAGGAAGAATACTATACCAATCCCTTGGTAGTAGAAGGTGGGTTTGCCAAACTGGAGATCGGTATCGTAACAGCCAATGCCAACCCCGAATGGGTGAAATACTACGATGTGGTTATCTCTGCGGTCGATCGTAATTGGGCAAATGGATTGCGAAAGATGTCCATCCAACTGGAAGCAGATGGCCCCTGGCACACCAGTGTTATGACCCATCCTTATTACATGGAATGGCAGGGCAAACAATATCTCCAAACACCCTGCCTTACCCTTGACTCACTCTCCAACGTGGATGGAGGAGCCGGTCAACGCTGGTCACTTACTCAAGATCTTTCACCCACTTCAGATCCTGAGGGTTATACCCGCCAAACCCACGCTGGAAGTACCACTACAGATACCTGGGGAAATGACCTTTTGGAATCTGGCCTTGCCACTTCATATCCAATCTTTGAAGATGCTGCCAGCTATGTGATCAATATCTATGGCTGGTCCAGGGCTGGTATCCCTTCCACCAATCCGAATGTGGCCGATTCCACTCCTACCAACACCCCCAACGATACTTTCTATGGGCTTGTTCAGGTTCAGGATCTCAGTGGAAATGTTTCCACGCTTGTTACCCTGATAGGTAATCTCACCTCAGCCCATGCCAATCCACCTCAGACCTGGTTTGCGGCGGGTGCCCGGGCTGGCTCATTCCCTGTTTCCTTCACTCTTACCAATCCCGGCCAGGGATGGAAGATCCTGAAACTTGGAGTGCGTGTTATCTCTGGCTCAGGCAACACCACTTACTATCTCTCTCGAATTGAAATGCCCGGGATCGTGGTGGAATACATTCCATCAGCTACCCTGGGCTTCACTGTGGTAGATAGCAAGATCACCACTCAGCAAAAAGGTGTTCCCCAAATTCTGTTTGCTTTCTCTCCATGGAATGCCTGGAACTTTGAAGAGACCGGTCGATTTACGATCGTGGGTCCATACACCTTTGCGGGTCTTCTTGGCTTGGGCACCGATAAGGATAACTTCATTGCAGGCTACATGCGCCCCGGTTACATTGGAATTGCCAAGATCCGCTATGGCATTCGGTACACACTCTTTGAAGTGGCTGAAGCTGGCATCCAGGATGGTGGCACATATGATATTCGTTTCTGGCACCGGGATGGTCTCTTTGGCGTGGAATACAAAGCGATCGCTGCAGCGACATGGCCTCAACGAGGCTCCATGCTGTCTTATTCCTGGAAGACATCCGATACTCCAATCACCTATGAAGTGCCTATTGTTTCATCTTCTCCAGAGAACATCGACACAGATGCCTCCGGCTCATACATCTACCATACTGGAGTTTGGGCCATCATAGATCCACCAAAGTTCCGCTGCTGTGGCTTCTTTTCATCTGGCAACCAGATACCAGTCATGCCCTGTGACATTGATCCTGAGACTGGAGCATCTGCCTTCGGTGTCTTCCCATCATCTGGCAAGATCTCTGTCGATGATTACATCTACAACTTCTCAGGAAAGAACACCTTCTTTACCTATGACCAGATCCGTGGTCCCTATCAACTCAGGGCTATTCTGAATTGGAATGGATATAACACCGATCTCTATGACAGTTACCACTATACTGGCATTCGGGCCGTTGAGATTTTCGATTTTGAATGGATCTCCGACGACTCCAACCATGCCCTCTTTGCAGGTGCAATTGTCTGCACTGACAATGGTTATTCCTGGATAGCTGACCAGACCTTCTTTAAACCCTGGGTTACAACCGGGGGTGTAGTGGTATGGCAATTAGAGAGAATGCGTATCTATGGCCTGAATGATGTAATCCCTGAAGGTGCCAATGACAGTTGCGAGGAAAAGGTTTGGCTTACCAATGGCCTTACTGGAGTAGCTTTGATCGACACCACCAAGACAGAAGTACAACACACGACCGGCTCATTCGTTTACATAGACCATAACGATTCTGTGACCCTGCTTGGCTTCATGGGAACCAGTGGCGATGAAGACAATACCATCGAAGGTTTACTGGACAAAGTAACTCGACTTTCGGGAACTCAGGCACGCTTCCCGGGTGATCATCTGATTGCCTCAGCTCCTCTTGCACAGAATGGCACGGTGAGTGTATGAACAAGAACGGTGCCTTCTCCCTGCGCTACACCTATACCGTCAATGATGCAATTTCCTTGCTTCTGGAAACCGACATCCAGGGCATTGCTGCATTTGGAAAAGAGAACACAGATCCCGATAAGGGATACAAGGTTCTCACTATTCAAATTGGCACGACCACTCATGGTGGAAATCGGTATATGCAAGTATCCACTCTTCTTGGTGGCACAATCGTTGACACATCCGATTTTCCAATTGGAAATACCACTAATCCAGCGTTGGATGTCTGGATCTATATTCACGATGTAGCAATCTCGGTTTACTGCAACAACCGATGGGTTTACTCCTACGTCATGGCCCTGACCAAGTATGCCGATTACACCACGGTGGCCGATCTCAAAGCCCTAGGTGGTGCCGTGACACTCACCAACATTCGCAGAGAAGAGATTCCTGATTGGCGTGATGCTGTGTATGTGGACTATGAAACCACTGGTGACAATGCCCTGCAGTCGATCTACCAGCAACGGCCAGTCTGGATCTTCCCTGAAACCGACCGGGCAATTGCCTTCACCTATCACACCATCAAAGACACCGTGGCAGCCAACCATGTTTGGAGTTATGACAACAAGCAGGTCAACAACAACGATATTTCCTCAGATGGTTTGGTCTACTACTACGATGTAGGTATCTCGACTTATGCCCTGGCTGCTGAGCAGGTTGGGTTCATTACCAGACTTTACCAACTCTCAGAGTTGGATATTGGTGCAGTAGAAGCCACTCATACTATCCAAGAGATTGCCCTGGAACATCGAACTCCAATCACGGCTCAAATGCGTCTGGATCCCCGACCGGAGATCTCCGATTTGATGCACTTCGATTTGATTGTGGCCGGTACCAAAACCCATATCACCGAAGATGCCATCATCGAAGACATTCAAATTTCCCTTGAGAATGGTTCGTTTTCCATGACCATGAACGGAAGGAAGAACCTCGCATGAGCGAACTCTCGAAGTCCATTACTAAATTATCCAAACAGAAGATGATCCCGGCGATCGTGACCAATGTCTTGGGACCTTATGTTTCTGTTCGGCTATCTGGTACTGGCACTCGAATGAATAAGTTGCGCTATGTTGGCCCCACTCCTTCCCTAGGTCAACTGGTAATAGTCAACTATCAGACTGGCACACCTTTTGTGCAAACCCAAACCCTACCAGATCCTGTTCTTCCTGCTGGTAAATTGCCAACTCCTACTTCAGCAAAAGCTCCAGTTCCTGAACCCATCTTCATTGCTAACATCTACACTTATTCATGGCCTATTACCTTTGTTGGTATTGGTGGTGTAGCAGGAGGGCGAATACCAAAGGATCGTATTCTTCTTCGGATAGATGCTTTTGTTATCAATGGCACCTCGTTCACCTTCAACGTGGAAGATAGACATACGATCGGTGCAACTGGTGTAGATGTGATGGCATCAGATCTTGTGGCTGGTCTTACAGGAAGCACTGAACTTTCATTTGCCCAAGTCTTATTACCTGAAGGCGACTGGCTTTGGATTGATATTTCAGCCTTCAATGCTTCAACAAGAGCAATGGTTTGTCTCACCCTGGGAGCACAAGAATGAATTATCTCGGTGTGAGCGATTACATATGGTGGAATCCTTCTGATCGAGTTCCCATGAATGGCGTTGCCCCATACATGGGATTAGATCTTGGAGTAGTTGATTATCAAACTGATTGGGGTGGAATAAGTCTGTGTGTCTTTAGCAATCCAAATGACAAAGGAGTCGCCTGGACAAAAGTAGCTGAAGATTATTCCGTGGAACTTCATGTAATTTATCTAAGCGAAGACGAACTTTCAATTGCCGAAACTTATGAGGTTACCATTCCACCTGCCAATATCTATTGTGCTGGCATCAAAAAAATATCCAAGTATGAGTTCAGAGTGCTAGTCAGAGATACTGCCAATATCCCTGCGGGATCAACTACCTATCTTTCCCAATGGGATTTTGGTGTACTCAATGTTAGCACTTCTGTATGGGTTCTTGAAAATACTTTCAATTTTGAATTTGCAACTCCAGGAAACATTTTCTTCAGTCATGACAGTGGGTTCAATGAGAACACAAGGAGTGGTGATTTCATTGCAGGTTTTGTAGAAGAGGCAAGCTCTGGATATGGAAATATGATGAATAATCAGGGAGGTTATTTTCATCTTGCTGGAGTGATTGCTAACTTTGCAGAAGCCTCGTTTGGTATACAAAAAGAAATGTTGATGGCAAACTATAATTTTGCACACAATGGTTCTTGGTGGTCTTCACCTGCCGATAATATAGCTGGAGGAGTTGTTGCATCTCATTTGGGGAATGGTGGTTTCATTGTAAGAGCAGCGATCGCAATTCCTTATGGTAGTGGCCCCTGGGATAGACATGGTACCTACTGGTTGGCTGCTCTTGGCCTCTACAAATATGAATGGGCTGGATTTGATCTATCCGACAAAACACTTACACCCACAACTGTTCAGGAAATTACCTATGATCCAGTGCTAACCGTTGACGTATTTCCTGGATGGCCTTCTTATCAATCTCCTCCATCTGGTAGTGGCGGAGCTGGCCTTACAGATGGATTTACTTCTCCAGCAAACTCATTCTTTCTCTACTGTGAATATGTTGCAAGTTACCATGTGGAAGCCGACAATCATTATGAGGTAATAACTTCACAATCAGCTTATCCCATGTCGGCTGCTGCATATGGCACTCCCTATCCTTACAAAATAGATGCCCACATACTTACTGAAACTGGTATGGAAATGCAGTATATGGGTTTCGAGAAGGGGCATGACAATCGAATCTATCTAACTGATTACATCCAACACTCCATGATCCCCTTGATTGAAACTGGTTATGACATCAAAACTGCCTTCAACCGATTAGATTCCGACACAAACAATATTCTCTGCTGGGCCAAAAGACTTTCTGATAACTGGTATGGAATTGCCATATTCAGCCAGGGTGGTGTGTTCCAAGATTTCATTCCAGTTTCTCTATTTTCAAATGCCACCTATGGAAGTTGGGCAATCATCGTCAATGGTTTTGCCTTTGTGGGAACACATGGTTACTACATTGGTGGCATTCCTATTCGGATCAATGAAGTTGAAGCAATCCTGGAAATGAACTGAGGTTCCAATGGCTGGCGTACCCACTCCTAAAAGCACTGCTGGATCCTTCAACCATAATGACCTCGCTGGTCTTCAAGGTGGTAAAGCTCCATCTCTTACCGGCCCCGTTGAAGCCTATCATTTGACTGCAGCCGAACATGCAGCGTTGATCGCTGGTTCACCTGGAGCCACTGGTCCAAGCGGTCCCACTGGCCCTGCTGGTGGTGCCACAGGTCCAACCGGGCCATCTGGTCATTCAGGGCCAACCGGCCCTGCAACTCCAGGAGCTACGGGAGCCACTGGCCCGGGAGTTATTGGAACATCTACCACCAGTATTACCATTGCCCTTGGTGATGCTCACTTCATTGGCGCACCTCTTACAGCAGCTTTTGCGATCGGAGTTCGTTTACGAGCAGCCTTTGATGAAAATAATTGGCTTGAAGGCCCATGCACATTCTTCTCGAATATATGGGGAGATCTACATATTCAGGCTGATCGCATCAAAGGTAGTGGTACTTACTCAGCCTGGAACATTGTTATTGCTGGTGAGCCTGGGAATACTGGCCCCATAGGTGCAAGTGGCCCTGCAGGTTCGCCAGGAGGTGCTACAGGCCCCACAGGACCAACCGGGCCTGCTGGTGGGCCTACGGGAGCCACAGGGCCTACAGGCCCCAATGGTGGCCCTTCTGGACCAACTGGACCCTCTGGCCCATCCGGGCCTGCAGGAGCCACCGGGCCGACCGGACCTTCAGGCCCCGTAGGGCCTCCTGGTATTGGTATTCCTGGTGCACCGGGAGATCCTGGTGGCCCGACCGGGCCAAGCGGCCCATCGGGTGCGTCTGGTCATTCAGGACCAACTGGCCCATCCGGGCCTAGTGGTGCAACCGGGCCAGCCGGTGCTACTGGCCCTGCAGGAGGGCCGACTGGTGCTACCGGGCCTTCTGGACCTGCAGGAGCTACTGGCCCCGCTGGAGGCCCGACCGGAGCAACAGGACCATCAGGTGCTTCAGGACACTCTGGCCCCACAGGGCCTGGAGGTCCTACAGGAGCCAGTGGTCCAACTGGACTTGGGATAACCAGTTCTTCCACAACCAACCAAACGATCGGGCTTGGTGTAAAAACCTTTACGATTGGAAATAATACTGGCTGGATTGCTTATCAAAGGATCCGTGCTACTGCTTCACCTGCATTCTGGATGGAAGGTGTTCTGACTGGATGGAACTATCCTACTGCTGAGATCACCGTTGATATTTGTAGTGGTGCTCCAAATGAATATGCCATCTGGTCATTAGGTATTGCGGGTGAAATTGGATTGACAGGTCCTTCTGGTCCCACCGGGCCGATTGGTGCATCTGGAACTTCTGGTACCAATGGTACTAATGGCCTTGGCCTAAAGGCCACTTCAACAACATCTGTCTTATTGGGAACGGGCGACAAGGCTTTTCTTACTGCTGCTGCTGTTGGCTGGAATATTGGAATGCGCATTAGAGCAGTCTACGACACTACCCATTGGATGGAAGGTATCATCACATCCTGGGATGGATCGACTGTTCATTTCACTTCTGATCTATTCGTAGGTACTGGAACTCTTGGTACATGGACTTTGAATGTTACTGGTGAAATTGGATCGACCGGGCCTGCAGGAAGTAATGGGCCTAGTGGCCCGACCGGGCCTATCGGACAAACAGGCCCTGCTGGTGGCCCCACAGGAGCTACAGGCCCTCAGGGAGCTACGGGAGCCAGCTTTACCGGGCCACAGGGTCCTTCAGGCCCTACAGGGCCACAGGGACTTACCGGGCCAGCGGGCGGTCAGGGTGCCACAGGAAATACAGGCCCATCAGGAGCAGCTGGTCCATCTGGTGCTACGGGTCCAGCAGGTGGCCCAACCGGTGCCACAGGGCCATCAGGAACTGCAGGTTCTAATGGTGCAACTGGTCCTTCCGGGCCATCGGGTCCAACCGGACCTTCAGGCCCAACCGGCCCAGCAGGAGGTCCAACTGGAGCAACGGGACCTTCTGGAGCTTCAGGTGCCCCTGGTGCAAGCGGTCCTACAGGCCCATCGGGAGCATCAGGCCCTGCCAGCAATACTTTCTACATTGATGAGGCTGGTGGTACTACTCCATCTTATGGCACACTAGCAGGTGCCAGAAACAGTGTGAACTGCCTTTACACGGTTTCGCAGGGTTCTTATGTCTCAGGCACTTTACTGGTACTTCTCAACGGTCAGGCTCTTACCCAAGGATCCTCTGAGGGATGGGTAGAAACCAATCCTGCTGCTGGTACATTCACCATGGCAGTAGCCCCGGAGTCGACCGATGTGATCATCGTGTCCTATGGACATATGTCAACCTGGGCTGGAATGCCAGAAGCTCCGACCGATGGCAATCAATATGCTCGAAAGAATGCTGGATGGGTTCAGGTAGTAGCCAGTGGTGGAACCAACTTCCAGACACTCACAGATGCAGCCACAATTGCCTGGGACTGCTCTCTTGGAAGTGCTAAGGTTACTCTTGGAGCCAGTCGCATCATGGGTCTTCCAAGTAATATGGTGGCCGGTCAACAATACTTCCTTGAGATCATTCAGGATGGTACTGGTGGCCGAACCATTACTTCTGGAACTCTGCCTTTTACTGGCCCTCCAATACCGCACCATCCTTGTCCACTTATAAGAACTCGGTTGATCTACTCACCTTCGTTTGTACTGGTACTACGATGTTATTTGTGAGCATCCAAAAGGCAATTACCAATACAGATCCAGCCCTGGCCTACCAGACCAACCTGTCAACCTGGGTGGAAGCTCGACTCCAATCCTACAAGGACAATGGTGTTACTCTCTGCGTGGATGGAGATACAGTTTACAAGGCAACCGATCAAAGTGCAGCTGCCATGCACGGTTTGCAGACATCGGCAGCGAATAGACCGACCTACAAGACCAACATTATCAATGGTCGATCAGTCTATCGCTTTGACGGTGCCAATTCACTCTATCTCAAGTTTGCTACAATGGCTCCAGGAAACAGTTCCTCCTACTTCTTTGTGCTCAAGCCTGCCACTGTCAATCCAATAGGTATCTTTGATGGTGCACCCAACACTGGTCCAGAATGGCTGCGTAACTATAGCACTGGACAGTGGGATGATACTGGAGCCGATACGGTTGACTTCACGTTGCCTGATACCAATCCAGTCATACTTGAGTTTGTCCATACGCAGGATGTAGTAACTGGACGAACTGTAAAGTATTATAAGAATGGTTCTCTTATAACCACTCATACCAATCCAGATCTGGCTACCTGGAACTGGAATGATCCTACGATCGGTACCATCAACCTTGGCAACGATGGCAAATACAATGGCGATATGGCAGCATTTTTGTGCTATCATGAAAGCATAAGTGATTCTCACCGCAATGATGTTGAACTATATCTAAAGGCCATATACGGGATACTCTAAAATGAAAATTCACCTGATCGGACTTCCACATACAATCACCTCTCCTAAGTGGCAAACCTGCGCCTATACTCAGAAGGTTTGGAAACTCAGCAAGATGCTTCCAAAGGAGGGGTTCGAAGTAATCCATTATGGAACTGAAGGGGCTGAAGTTGGTTGCAAGCACATCACGGTTCTTTCTCGAAAGCATTGGGATATTGATTATGGGAACGTCAAGCCAGAAGACTTCTATAACATTGATGAAACTGATGCTTCCCGCCTCTTCAATATCAATGCCATTCGGGAGATCCGAGCCAACTCAACTCCCCAGGACATAATCCTTTACCCCTTTGGACAGATCGACATCAGCCGTGGGCTGACCGATTATCCCCTACAGGTAGAATCGGGCGTGGGTTATCCAGGAACCTTTGCCCCCTATGTTGTCTTTGAAAGTAATGCCTGGATGAACTTCATCTATGGAAAGCAGGGGATCGAGAACGGACGCTGGTTCGACACTGTTATCCCCAATTACTTTGATCCACGTGCCTTCTACGTTGCCGACAAGCGAGAAGATTACTTCCTTTACCTTGGCCGGTTGATCTATCGCAAGGGTATCAACATTGCAGCCGATATTTGCAAGCAGCTTGGGAAGAAATTGGTCATAGCCGGTCAGGGAAAGCTGGAAGATGTCGAACTTTCCAATTGGAAAAACATCGAGTTCCTCGGTCCGATCAATGATCCAAAACAGCGTGCAAAACTCCTGGCCGAGGCCCAGGCAGTCTTCTCGCCTACCATCTATCTTGAACCATTCGGGGGAGTTACTATCGAAGCAGCTATGTCGGGAACACCAGTGATCGTATCCAACTTTGGGGTGTATCCCGAGACCATCATTCATGGAGTAACTGGTTGGCGATGTGCAGTAAGAGATGACTTTGTTTGGGCAGCTCAACATCTGGAAAACTTTGAACCCAAAGTCATTCGAAAATATGCAATTGCCAACTTTTCCATGGATCACTGTGGCATGATGTATAGAGAGTATTTCAATAGATTGTCTTCCCTTCTGGAGAAGGAAGGATGGAACAAAGAGTATCCAGAAAAGACCAATATGAATTGGCTAAAAAAGGAATATCCCAATGCCAGCGACACCAACAGGCATCAAGCTAAAGCAACTTTACACGCAAGCAGCTGATACAGTCCTTGCCAACGCCACAGCCAGTGCAGCAGTTCCCTCAGCAGTAACCCTTGCTGAGCAGACCCTGCTTGGACGCATTACCGGGGGCCATATAGATGACCTTTCAGTTGCTCAGGTCAAAACCCTTCTTGCCTATGCCATTGGAGATCTGGCAGTAATTGCCACGGATACTGTTCTTGCCAACAATACAGCAGGGGATGCAGCACCAGTAGCAATCGCAGTTCCAGCCCAAACCGTGATAGGTCGCATTACTGGAGGCCATGTTGTTGCCCTTACCGTTGCCCAACAAAAGACGATGTTGGCTTATACCTTTGCAGATTTTGCCACAGTAGCTGATGCTACCCTGATGGGAAATAATACAGGAGGTGCTGCAGCTCCAGCAGCGATCGCAATTGCTGCCAGCACTTTCGTAGGACGTTTGGCTTCCGGTAGTGTCACGGCCATGTCTGTGGCAAATGCAAAAACCTTACTTGCATATGCGGTCGGTGATCTTGCTGCAGTTGCTGCAAATACCATTATGGCAAATGCCACTGCCGGTTCAGCCGTTATTACTGCTGTGGCGGTTGCAGCGAGTACTTTTGTTGGCCGCATCGCATCTGGCAACATCATAGCCATGACAGTTACTCAGGCAAAAACTCTTCTGGCTTATATGATTGGTGATCTTGGAACGATTGCTACCGATACAGTGGTAGTAAATAACACATCAGGATCTGCGGCTCCAGTTGCCATGTCTGTCCCGGCCAGCACTTTTGTAGGAAGAATTGCTACAGGCGACATTATCGCCATGACCGTAGCTCAGGCACAAACCTTATTGGCTTGCGCTCTCCTAGCTGGTGCTATCTTTACGGGTACTGTCAAATTCATGGTTGGAACCGCTACTGCAGGTCAGGCTCCTGCCTATTACCAAGGAACGGGTATTCTTCTCTCTGCTCAGGTGGCTGGAGCCCGAGAATATGACTCCATCAACTCCTACATGACCAATGAAGTAACCTCTGGCCGTGGCATTATCCCTGTTGAGCAATTCTTTAGTCTGCAAAGTTCAGCAGGTTCGATAACAACCATTGCCAACTTCTTTGGAACGACATCAAACATCCCACTGGTAGCCAGTGCCTATTACTTAATCGAGATTGAATTATGGTTTACTAAGGTCACTGCATCTACCATTGTATGGACGTTGACCAATAGTGGTGCACCAACCGAGATGAATGTGTTCTTTGAGATGTCACCGGTTGTTGGTGTGACTGCAGTTCCAGGAACTGCTACAATGCTTGAGGCTCAAGCAATGACTACTTCAGCAGTATATACAATTACGACAGCTTCTCTATCAGCCGCTACACATTATGCTCACTTCAAAATCTGGCTAAAGAATAATGCAGGTACTTCATTGAAGATCCAAGCTACTGCAACAACTGGTTCGATTAGCCCACTCTTTGGCAGTTATTGGCGCAGCCGCAGACTTCCTGCAGCCGCCAGTGTTGGCGCATTCGCCTCATAGAAAGGATATATATGGATAAGAAAACTCCGCAGATCGAGGAAGCAGTAGCAAAAGTCCTCAGAGAAAAGAAGACCTACACGGCTGACGAGTTCAATCAGATGTACATTGAGCTCTGTCGGAAAACTGGCTGGACACATGCCGCTGTACCAGCCCTGGCACCAATGACGGTCGGCAATATCTCTGGAAGCCTAATCGTTGTCCAGTTCCAAGTAGCACCCTATAAGGAGGAACCTCAATGAACGACCTGAAGTTTGGCAAGTTGGCTGTAAAGAACGATCCCCATTACCGTACCCTGAACTTTGAGAATTATCTTGGAGTGACTTTCCCAACACCCCCAACTGCATATAGTTCTCTTACCCGGGTGTACCAGAACTTGAAGATCTCAGATCCATCCGTGCTTTTTCCAATGGATGGAAATGATCGGTACGGGGACTGTACGTTCGCTGGTGTAGCCCATGCGTCTACGATCTACCATGGGCTCCTGGGAAAGAAAGAAATTGCTTCATCCCGGAGCGTTATCGCCAAGTATCTCTGGTTGGCCCATGGTATAGATAATGGGCTAAACGAGTTGGATGTATTGAATTACATCCGTAAGCATTCGGTCTTTGGTGAAAAGATTGGTGCCTTTGTTAGCATCAAGCCCACAAACCATGACCAGATCATGTTGGCAAACTGGTTATATGGTGGGGTATATATTGGGTTCCAGGTGCAGGAAAACTGCATCAAGGACTTCAATGAAGGTAAAGAATGGACTCCGGGGCCATTGACGCAAGATGGTCATGCAGTCTTTGCCACCACCTATGACAGCTCCAGCGTCAGTGTCCTTACCTGGGGTGCTGTTCAACGGGCAACCTGGTCCTGGTGGGACTGCTGTGTGGAGGAGGCATATGCCATCCTCCCTGAAGAAGCCCTGAAGCCAGAATATGCGCCCGGTTTCAATTACAGCCAGTTACTGGCAGATCTGAAGGCATTATGAACCCAACTGATTTGGCGGCCTATTATGCTTTCTGTGATCTTTCGGAATACAACGGGCCGGTAGACTTTGTAAAGCTCAAGGCTCTTTACAGTTTCGTCTATCTGCGTGTTTGTTGGGGTACGAATATCGACAAACGCTTCCTGGAATACCGAGCTGGTGCAGAAGCAGTTGGATTGCCATGGGGCGGATACGCCTTCCTTGACTGGCGTTTCTCTCTTCCTCTCCAGACTGCCTTCTTCATTTCGTTGATGAAACCAGATCCAGGTCAGGCAGCCCCTGTACTCGACCTTGAAATGGATCCCACCAATTATGCAACCAAGTATGGTGGCAACCGAGGCGTGATCATCGACGTAATGCCCAAAACACGCAGACTGATCGGTTCTCCTCGAAGGCCCTTGAAATACAGGTTGATGAGCCTGAGCCAACCATTGACCATGAGCAGGGCTGTTGTTGAAGGCAACGTCTGGAACTGGCTCACTGGTGTTCAGAAAGGATTGGGATTGACCCCTGACATCTATAGCGGCTATTACTACTGGCTACAGTGGATGACACCCGATCCCGGTTGGGCTGCCTATAAGTTCTGGCTGGCCTGGTATGCTGCACAGCAATACATCAAGGTTCCTCCCCCCTGGAAAGATTGGGATAAGTGGCAATATGCTGGTAATGGAAATGCCATCCCAATCTGGCCGACACCACCCGGAATAGGCGAAGGCAAGTCTCTGGATATTGATTGGGCGAAAACTCTTCCGGCTCCAGTTGTACCACCACCACCTACTCCAGCACTTCTTTGTCCAAATTGTGGGCATGTTATGCCAGCAGGATGGAGCTATGTCAAACCCTGATCCAAGTTGTAAACCTGAGCATGTAGGAGGCATGACTTTGCTTGCATTGGAGAAGTTCTTTACCTTATGGATCTCCAAGGTGGAGGAATTATTCAAAACACGAATAGACTCCATGGAAGAAGCTCGTAGACTCGCACTTGCAGCAATGGACAAGCGGCTTGATGGCATGAATGAATTGCGGGAAGCCCTGCGCGATCAGCGTGCTACCTATTTCACCAAGGAGTCACATGAGTTATATCAAAAACAAATTGAGCTAGAGATACGTTCCCTACAAGACTTCAAGTTGACGTTAGACACAAAAGCATCAACGAAGTCTGTCAACCTGGCAACTGGATTGGCCGTTGGGGGCTTTGTCATCAGCTCCATCTCGTTTGTCCTATTGGTCATTCACGTTCTGCTAAAAGGGGTATGATTGTGTAAACGGTTTGTCAACCGGCCATGGCCGGATATAGTAAAGGAGAGCAAAATGAATATCGTAATTCCGCCCGTAAGTTTTACCCCCGTTGGTATTGCAGCGATCGCTGGCCTGGTGCTGGCAGCCACCTTTGCCTGGATCCCGGTCTTCCGGGTCTGGTATGCAGGGCTCCTGGCTGGCTATAAGAGCCTAATTATGCTCGGCGTGACTCTGGCGACCGGAGCTGTGATCACCTTGCTGATCCAACTTGGTGTGATCACGGCCACTCAGCCGGTAACATGGTCTACCTACGTTGCCACCATGCTCATGTTCATTATCGTGAACCAGCCAGTCTTCATGATCCTGCCACAACCTGTTGATGTCCAAGTGGCAGTCTTGAAGCGCAATATGCAAGTGCTTACCAAATATCATTCCAAGATCTATCCTCAGGGTCCAACTGGTGCAACCGGCCCCAAGGGTATTCATTAGATAATTTTGATCTAGCACTAAAATAAGAACCGCCTCCATTGCTGGAGGCGGTTTTGATTATATGGGTTTGGCGGGTCTCTGGTGAAAGAGAGCCTGGGCTTGGTTAGTCGGGCTGGATCACAGTCGGAGTTCTCAGATAATCACAGTCGGCCAATCGGATATGAAAGAGTAGTGGTTAGGATAATCGGAGTTACCCGGCTTCAAGGCAACCGGTGCCCGGTTCAAAGTGCCCAACGTGGTGGACATTTCGAATGCTCCATTAGCATTGGAGGCGCAGGTTTACTGTTCTGCTTCAGTTCGCTATGGGAACGGCCATTCCCTACGGATTTAGGCTCCGAGCGGCCTTTACCCAACGCACTCTCAATCACCAGAGACCCGCCAAACATTCTATTTCTTCAAAGGAAGAGTGGAACCCTGCACAGCTGCAGGGCCAGACCAATCAGCCATGACAGATTCGCCCACTTCCAGGGTGGTCGTCCAATTTGCTTGCTGGATGGCCGCATCCACGAGGCGCAGCTGCCGAGCATAGAAGTCATACTCGGAAGTGACCTGGGCTGCATTCAGGCGAGGCACCTGGGCCGTGATGTCGTCAACGGTCTCATTGATGTTGCGCCGAGCAACCTTCAGTTCGTAAAGCTGTGCCGGGAGGATGGTATGGAGCTGATCCACCTTAGCTTGCAATTCTTTCCGCCGCAATAACGCTTCTGCTAACTTGATATTCATACTCTATTCTCCTTTTCTCTGTCTGATTGGCTGCATTATAACCCATTCAGGATGGCCGTGAAGTACGGATCCTGGATGATTTCATTCTCCCACCACTGTCCTGCAAAGATAATGATGGGGTCTCGCATTCCTCGGAGCATATCGGTACTGATCAACCGAGCACATCGTTGGTGATTGAAAATTCCAATCTGGTTGGCTACAGCATGGTATTGCTGCTCATTTTCGCAGACGATATAGACCGTATCATTCCTTGACCACACATCACCATCTATCCATCTGCGTTGGCCGGTACGTCGATCAACTACTTCTGACTGCACAACAGGACAGTGATAACATTCCCGAACCATACGCTTTTCCCGGGAATAGACATAGATGGTAAGTTTCCAGGAATGCTTATGAAAGAAACTCATCCAGCACCTTCCCTTCGATGGGTTCCACAGAATGGACAATAGCCAGAATGTGGATAAGGTTTACCGCAATTACATACTTCTGGCAGTTCCATTTCAAGTGAGGCCGGGGATTGCTCTCCGGTCACTTTTTCACAATTAGGCCATACAGTCCGGCGATACTTCATCAGTTCTTCGATGAAGAAACCAAGAGTATCCGGGCCTTTGAAGCGAATGACCAGCGGAGGTAGGTCAGAGAGTTCGACCGGCCAGTGCATGATGAAGTGAACCTGAGTGGGAGGAACTTTGGCATATTTGTCCGGACACCAGGCCACGATCTGAACCTGAGGCTCTCCTATCTTGGCAAAGCCTTCTTTGGGGTCATTACTTCGAGTAACAATACCCTTCGGTTTGATTGGCATCATCCCTCCTTCGGAAGCAACTTCAATCGGAGTTCGGTTGGTTTGATTGACTTCACCCGGAACCGACTATCTTTGATCACAACAATTTCGCCAACCTGAAACCATCCACCGTGACCCGTAAACTGCGCCTCCAATGCTTCCTGAGCTATTCGAAGTTGTTGCTCGGCCAAGAGCTTGTCTGCGCTTTCAGGTACTTGCAGAGGAGCAAATCTTCCATCACCGGTATCCATCTAAGCCTCCAGAAATTTGACAAGCCCGGACTTCACATAGAAAGTTCGGTTATCATTGGTGGCCCTGACTGCATCATCCGGATCCAGAATGCGCTTATAGCCCAGGCGTTCCAGTAATTTCACTGCATTCTTGGCAAACTTGTACCAGTCAATCGTGGCTTCCCGCTTGGGATCATGGTTGAGTTTTCCAACCTTCACATGGTCCACCCAATAGTGCATCAGTTCAATGCAATACAAGGTCTGCTTGGGGTCCAGGACTGGTTCACAGGAGATCCATGTGGGAACATGGGCATTATGGAATATCTTCAGAGCATCCAGACGATCCTGTGGGAGAGCAGCATTGGGTTCTTCGCGCAGACTGTCCTCATCCCTAGCATAGGTAATCGTGGCTGCCATGGCATCAGTGGGGCCAAACAAATCAATGTCCTTCAGGGATCTACTACCTCCCTTGGTCAAGATGGCTACACTGAAACCATTTGCATGGAGAACTTCAATCGTGCTTCGAGTAATTCCGAGCTTCACATCCATTGGCTGGTAAGGATCCGTGGTAAAGCAAAGATGCACCTGACCCTTCACACCTTGATCGCGTAACCTTGCAGCATCCTTCTTCAATTGCACAAGGAAGTTGGGACGTTCTCCAGCCTGTTCGTGGAATGTGGTTTTCTCCTGGCGCAGAACATTGGGGCCGAAACAATATCGGCACCCATGTTCGCAACCATGGTAGACATTACAGGCCAGCTGAGCATATTCCCGGGCGGCACCCCGAGGCTCATAGATCAGACCGTAGCTCATACCAATGCCTTCTGAAGAGGTTCGATCGTAACAGTTACTGGCACTTCCTTCTCATCCCAGGTGCCCAGGACGCTGGCAGATCCTTCGAACTTCTTGGTACCAGAGACCGAGAAAGTAACCTTGGTCTTGTCCTGGATCCAGTCAGTGGCTACTGTAGCGATGTAAGCGTCACATTCAATCTTCTCGTTTTCAGAGACAAAGACTGTCACATGCACTGCAGTTTCAGAACGCTTGTACTGTGCCAGGGACTGAGACTCAATCTCTGGACAAGCGGCATAATCACCAGACACGGTGAAGTTTGTCTTGTGCTTCGACCATCTGGTAGAACCGGCCACAACCAAACCGTCAAAAGATACATGGTCCAACATAATGTGCTCCTCTCATAATAAGATGGAAGATCCCCCTATCTTCCAATTGGAAATTACTCGCCTAGAGCGAAGGTTTCCACCCGGCGATCAACTCAAGGCCAGCCTTCTTATTGGCGGCCAGATTTTCATCACTCAATTTGGTGTAGGTCTCACCCAATAAGGTAGTCAGGATCTTGAAGCCACCTTCATCCTTGCGGTCAATCAGGATACCCTTATCAATGGCCTGGGCAATCCATAATGCCTTCACGGTAGCTATAGTATCGACTGGCTTCTTGGGTATCTGCCTGACCCAATCATCACCATTTTTCCTTGCGAATTTCCTTTTCCATTCTTCGCACCATTCCTTATCCCATAACTCAAGTGTCATACCCAAGTTCTTGCAGTTACGGGCCAGGGAATTACTTTTGGCACCTTCGGCAGCATCTGCATAGGACATCTTAGCATTTGTCGTATTGTAGGACATCTCGCCAATGGCAAAGCTGATGAAGATTCCTTCGACAAAGAGAGCAAATCCCCAAACCACAAGATCCTGCTTGGGACTTTGCTTGGTTATCTGAGGGGATCCCTGTGGCATCAAGCCCCAATGTCCAATACCAAAAGCCTCGTTTAGCCGGGAAGCATAGAACGTCCATGGCATATAGAGAATGCCATCGTTTGGTCGGATGCACACTATTTCCGGCTCCATCTTACGATTGAGCACTTCTTCAGCATGTGCACTTAGCTTCAAGGTGCCAATGGTTTCGACCTTGACCATCTCCAAAGGAGTAGCACCCTTGGGAATTGGAATATCATTTGCTCCATGGGGAACGATCTCGTTATTTTTTACATTCACCATGTCTGGCTTGATACTTGCTTCAGTTGGAACTTCGGGCTCCGGTGGTTCAGATCCCGGAACATCAGCAACCTGACCTTCTAGCACTTCGTTCTTATCATCTTTTTTAGGCATCACAACCTCCTTGATTAGATCTCGATGAGCGACATCATCGCTCTCATTTGACTGATCACCTGCTTGATGCGACCAGTTTGTTCTTTGATGTCAAGCACAAATGGAGCCATTGGCACAGGAGGTGTAGCAGGACCTGTTTCAATGAGATTGCCATTGGCGGGAGCGGGGCGCATAACTCGCTGTAATCGCTTCTCCATTTCATCACGTGTCTGCAGGAGCTGAGAAATTGTTTCACCCAACTCGCCCAATGCCTGACTGTATTGTGTATCACGACCTGCTACAGGGACATCACCAATTGACATAACAACCTCCTTCTAAGTTGCTTGAGTTTCCATCTTCCGAAGCCGGAAGAGGGCTGGACGAACAGAATCAGATTTCAAATTACAGGCCCGGGCAATGTCGGATGGAGTTACCGAATACATATCCCGGTTGCCACCAACTTGCGAGGCATTCAAACCATTATCAGCAAGCCAAATACGCACAGTATCAATTACGCCTTGATCTACTTCTCTTTCAACGGGTACTTCGTCATCTCCTTTCTTGGCACTATATTTCTCAAGCCCAAAGATGGCAGTCCGACCCTTATTGCGATAGTCATTCTGCATCTTGGAAAACCACTCTGCTTCCACTGCTTCAAACTCAAGCTGAGCAGCTGTAAGCATGTCGCCCCAGGTATGAAAGATTGAACCCAGGTTCTCAGCCCCATAGTAGGCCAGTACAGTTGCCCCAAAGCCTGTGATGATCACCAGTGACCAGCTCAAGAAAGTTGCCAGTACATCAGGCACATTCCTGACCAGTGTCGTGGATGAGATCACACCAGCGATGAGAGATATTGCAAAGGCAAAGATCATGTCCCATTTTGCATTCTTGCTTTCCCCCTTGAGTCGACCGGCTTTCAATCCCTTGGCAAACAGTGTCCCTTCTACAGCGAGAAGGGCGGATACCGTAGCCACTCCAGGAGCTGCCGCCTTGAAGCCAGCAGCGAAAGCACCGGCAATAGTATAGGTAGATAATAGGTTTGCCTCAGAGAGGTAAAACACGGTAGCAGTACGAACACCAGCCAGAACCAGACCGCCAACGCCAGACAGGAAAGTAGAGACCGCTTCAATGCCCAAATCCCGAAGAAAACTAAGTCTCTTAGGCTCGGGAAACGGATGGGTGCGCCGATAGATCTGTTCGTGGCCTTCCATACGAACAAGTTCAGCTTGGACAAGTGTTTCATCTTCATTTCCTATGATTGGTAAATTCATTATGGTTTTCCTCTTTGTGGTATCTGAAGAATGGTAGCATATCATCCAGATACAGATGTATCATATCACCAATTGCGAAAGCAAGGAACTGTCCAAGCAAAACCTGTGGAATTGCCGGGTAAATATTGGCTATCACCCAGGGATACTTATTGCTCAGCCAGGCCATTGGAAATACAAAGGGAAGATCGAACCAGATCACTCTGGTCAAAGTACCGGGAAGGATGGAATGGGTCAACCAACTTCGATGGCTTCCTTTTCGTAGGATCCAATCCATCTGAGCCGCATAGATAGTCCACCAACCGGCCATGTATACACCAAGCAAATTCAATTCTCTTTTGATGCGCCATTCGGCAGCCAGTGTAGAGAAAGAGTCCATATCGGGATCCACATATCGACAGACCAGAAAGAATAAGCCCAGGGAAACAAAACAGGGAGTCCAGTTCTGTATCAAAACCAAGAATATACCTGCAACCATCCAGACAGGGATGATTGCTCTGGTAATAGCTTTGAGATGGACATCCCCGGTTGCCATCTAATACTCGGGTGCTTCTTCTCTGGTCCAGTGCTGACCACCCATAACCCGCACGATGATATTCTCATCACAATGGTTACAGATCAGCCGGTCACGATCAGAGATTGCTTCTTGCATCCCCGAAGGGAGTTTGTCGATCATCTTTCCACACACAGGGCATACGATCGTAGTAGACAGGAAAACCCTTTTGGTATCTCGGGCTTTCCTGGGTGTATTGTTTGTCATCATCTATTCTCCGATACCAAAGAAGTACCTGCTCCAATCAATTCTCCAGTCTGCCTATCCCACTCCCAATCACGAGGACCAATTGTGAGATAGATTCGTGTACGAGAAAGAGAAATCGAAATGTGACAGGGCTTTGACAAATGCAAAGTAGGCAATATCAAATCCTTTTGTTCAAATACCTGCAAAGATTTTTTACTCATCTTACATATCCTTTACTTGACCATCAATAATATCTCCGGTCTCAGCCTTGAAGTCATCTGCCATAGGCAAGAGTGGCTTCATGGTTGAAGTTTCACTCCAAAGCTGAGTCAAGTTTACGCCCTTCGTGGCAATCATGAAGGGCATCAATGCAGCAAACCCCGGTGAAAGCAACTGCAGCTTCCACATATGATCAAGGCATTCCTTCACATTCCAGAGAGCGGCCTTGAGAGCATCCTCCTGCTTCTGTTCTGTAGTGCGTCTGCGCCTATTGTCATATCTTTCTACCGGCTTGATTGGAAGACCGGCTACATCAATGTAACCAGGGACATGATGCCCATCAGGAGATTCCACCACATAATGGATCCTGTAGCCCTCTCGAAGAACATCCGGGGTGCCCCAGGTACCAAGTTCGAAGCCTGTTACCAAGCCTCCCAATTTGCTCATGGCAGAAATGATCTCTGACTTGAGTGTATCAATGCTTTTGCCAGTGTTGATGCCAGCCCAACCATTGGCAGCTGTAGCATCCTCGAAGAAGGGGACCTTCTTTGCTGGCTTATTTGTATCCTTCGGCTTGAAATTGAACATGCTCTACTCTCCTTCAGAACCACAGCCTAAGCTGGTTTCCCATGAGCATCATGAAACTCATGAGGCATCTGATATACCGATGATTTCATCGGATATAGCAGGTTGAACCGGCGAAACGCCTGAGCTGCCACCACTTCAAACTCAGGGATCAGCGAATAGAGCCAGTCCCTGACTTTTTCCATTCCTTCGTACTCTACCAGATAGACGGCACTAATCTGAAAGCCCTCATCACCACCCACACCGCCAGTATGGTAACAGCGTTGACTATTGTGATGCCTAAAAACCAGATTACAGGGATGGAATATGAGATCCGGGTTATTCGATTTCTGAACCTGGCCTCTCGATATGAGTCCCTCGTGCATGTCATAGATTTGCCCCTTGCGAATTGGCTTGCTGCAGAACGGGCAGATCAATACCGGGCCGATCCCAGGGATATATTTTGTACGCCTGTTGGACAGGGTACTGTGTAACAACTGCCTCAATGCGTCCGAGGATTCCATCTGCTTTACCATCCTTTGTCTCGTCAATAAGGACCGAGTGATACCAGAACGTGAGCTGGTTCTGTGATTTGATGTCAAGACCAGTGATGGCCGACAGCACTCTATCCCGATTCTTCGGGTCGATCAAAGCAGCTTCAATTGTTAGAAGCAAACAGGTACGTTGCTTCCAGGTGCACTTACCAGGATCATTGTTGACACGAGCCCGACGACGACAACTGATTACGAACTGTTTTACTTCTTCATCCAGCATGTAAGCTTGCGTATTCACCGGCAAATCTCTCTTTCTCTCTTGGGTGTCCACACCCATGAGCGTGTTCATGCTTCTCACCGCAATAAGTTGCGGTCATTTTGTTGATGGCACCACAATAAGGACACTTCCATTCTTCTTCCCCATTGTGGTCAAGGTAGACGAAGGTTGGCAGTTGAATTTGATGAGGAGCCAATACCACGATCTGATAATGGCCTTTGAAAACTCTGCAGGCAGCAGCATAATCATCCCAGGACTCAATTACATACTCTAATACACATCGGCCTTGGGTCCGTTTGAGTTCTTCAAACATTTCCTTGGCGATTGTCTGCTCAATCCTGGCTACAGCCATTCTACAGCCCCGCTCAAACCATTCCTTGTCAGGAACAAGTAAAGAGACATGCTGAGTAAGGCTGGTAATACTATCGGCTTCCATTGGATTTCTCGTAAGGGATCAGCCCTTCCTGGGCCAATACCAACTTCCCCTTGGCTGTCAGGGTTCGAGCCACAGCTACCCGAGGCTCCCCTGGCTTCCAAGGATTACTGATGTACCCTTCTTTTTCCAATTGGAAACAGAGCCGTTGAACCGTTCTCAATGTTTTGCCAATCAACACGCTGATCCGGCGCATCGAGATATGGTCATACACACCTTTGAGCACTTGCAATTCAGTCATATCCATAGGATCTCCTAATGCACGTAAAAGCCACCATTCTTTGCCATCTGCTCTCTCTGAAAATCGACGGACTTTCTTCGGAAGTAATTGTCAATCAACTGTGTTCGCAGATTGGCAAGAGAGATGATCATGAAAGCAATGCCAGGAACCTTGCGGCATTCTTTCTGAAATTCTTTGTCGCTGTTGGCGTAGAAGCCAGACAACTTGATGGATCCTTCCACTTCACTAATTGCCAGATACAAGCAGTTAGGCTGATTAATGGACTCCAATTCCTGTTTGTTGTCAACCGCCTTCATTGCTATCTTGAGGTTCTTCATCTGCCAGCTATATTCTTTGGCAGCCAGCCAGATATGAAACCTGAACTTCCAAAGCATGAACTGGACCTTGGGAGCAGCAATCAACAAGAACAACTCAGAGGCAAGAGTCTGTCGCCTATTCATCAATGCCTCTTCAACCGCTTGCCCTTGGTCATAATGTCCACGGTACGGGCCACGTTGTAATCGAAGTGGCACTGCTCCAGGAATGCGCCCAGGATCTCCGGTCGTCTTACCCCTGAAAGTATCATCGAAGTAAGGACGCTTCGAAGAACCACTTCCAGGATGTTGTCATGATCAGGATCCTGCAAGCGATAGGCTTGCTCTTGTTCCAAGATCCAGTTGAACATGGGCGACCGGGGATGTAGCTGAACGCCGATCACCATGGCATACATCTGGCGGAAGTGGAACTTGGTAGCATCTTCCTTGAAATAGAACACACCTGATGTGGGAATGTCGATATGAGAATCAGGTGCCTTGGAATTGGGTACCACGATATGAGACTTCCAGGCCACCTTGAAGCCCTCAGAAAGCTCATTCACTTCACAGTCCCATCCCACCCAATGCAGGTCAAGGTAGGTAAGGTAGGACTCAAATTCATCCTTCGCCATGACAGCGAATTTCTCACGAATAGCAGTATTGTCAGGGATCATATCAACTCCAGTTGTGGGTCCAGTTTAGGGACATTGGTTATTCGGGAGTGGGAGCCTGAATAAGCAAGATTGATTATTCCGGTGCCACTCGGGGCAATACGAGAGGGCAAGACAATGATGCTTACCACTCCATCTACATTCTCAGTACGCACAGTATCATCCACGGCCTTGATCTCAATTGCCATGTCTGCATCCCGATAGATTGACCGAGTGCCATGCGCCTTACCCTTCTCATTCATTTGGTAGACCACAATGAAAGTGATCTTCAAGGTATTACGAGCAGCAATGAAAAGTCTGGAAACATATTCAAGCCGTTCTGCTTCTGAGTGCCCATACTTATCTTCTAAGAGCTGCAAGTAATCTATCACGACATATTTGGATCCTCTCTGCTTGGCTTGCTCAATGATACCGGCTGCCGTGCGCACGGTGTCATCAACCCATAGGTCGATATTCTCCAGCATGGCTCGGGAAGTATGAATATCCTTCCAGTCCTGCTCACCAATATTCAGATCTCTGAACTGGTTTCGAGTTACATGGCTGGTATGCCGGGTGAGACTTCGAAGGCCCAACTGCTCAGCCACTTCTTCCAGCATGAAGTAATCCACCCGACCACGTTCAGATGCGGCCAGAACGGTTGCAAGATGCTGAGCGATGATCGTCTTACAGGTCTTCCACTTCCCACCGATCACATAATAGGCAGGAAACACCAAGCCACCGATCGCTTTGTCCAGCTCATCCAGCTGAGTTTTGATGGGCCGATATAACTCTGGATGCTGCATCATTTCCTGTGTATCTTTGATGACAGCATCAGCAATAACACTGATCTTTCTGGATCTATCTTTGAGCATACCCACTCCCTTCTGCGAAAGTAGTGGGGCGACGATAATCTGCCTGGGAGAGAGTAAAGAAATCGCAATACTGACTGTCGCTCATTCGGCTGGCAATCCGTTCAATGGCTTGATCTCCAGAATGTAGGAGTTTGGCAAGCTGCATGTTCGAAGTAACAATAGTCACAAACTCATCCGGGAACCGGACACGATTGTTGATCACTGCTGCCAGTTGGTCAGTCACAAAGGAAGTTCGATGCTCTAATCCCCAATCATCAAACAACAGAATAGGCACCGTGGATAATCGAGTAATGAAATCGTCCAGGGTAACTTCATCGCCACCTTCGGTAAGAACCTTGTGCTCCATTGTTCGGAAGCACTCAGATGAAAACCTTTCAGCCCCAATATAGAAAGCTATTTTGGGCAAGGCTGTTTTGATTGCCATGAGAACATGGCTTTTACCAGTACCAGTGCCACCTTCAATCCACATCCAGCGTCGAGGTCTCTGCATCCATTTGCGCACGAAGGAAAGCAAGACCCGGAGATCTTCTTCACCTTTCTTTGGGCTATTGTGATTACTGAAAGGCTTGAGATCATCAAGAGATACTGCAGGAACTGGAGTTTCAAAAAGCTGGCAATCATTCTTATGGGTATCCAGCCATCTGGATAAGGCACACACACAGTAAATCCAATTGCCTTTGCTATCTTCCATGGTAGGATACCCATTGCATTCAGGGCAAAGAGGACCGGTCAGTTTCTCCCATACCCCAACTGGAGAAGGAAAAGTATAGCCATATTTCTCCAGAAGCCGGGGGGCCTGGTGCATCCAGATGTTATAGCTCTTCAATATAGCTACGGTCTGAACCATTATTTCTTCTTTCTGTTCTCAATTGCTTCGGCAATCCAGACGATCAGCATGAGAACCGTGAAGATAAGTCCTGCAATGAAATCCATCTACATCTCCAATTCTTGGTGGCACACTCCACAGTAACGATCCCCCTTGGCGTACAAGGCAGCATGGTAGACCTTGCTACAAGCTTTCTGCAGTCCAAGTTCTTCCTTGGCACGAGTAGCTTTACCTTCATCACGAGCCAGCTCAGCCGCCCGGTTGAATTGACCAAGCACGGCCTTACCACGTTCATCCAGGACCCGGCTGCGGTTCTTTGCTTTCCAGTCCACCATGGCTTCATGGTCACAGATCTTCCTGAGCAACCACTGGAAAGAAACCGGGATCAAATCAGCCCGTTTCTTTTGCCCAAGTTCCATATTGTGCCGGATCCACATCAGGTGAAGATAACTATCATCAGTTGCCCCGATAGCCATTTGTTCTTGAGCATCCCACAAAGCAAATTCACTATCATGCTTTGTCTGGCCCCGGAAGTATTGCCTACCACTGATAGCCAGTGCTTCCTTTGCCAGTTCGGTTTTGGGCTTGGCCCAGGCTGGTCTCTTCTGACCGCCTTGTTCCCAATCAGGATCCATATAACCAACTGGACTCATAGAAAACTCCCTTCGTATTCGAACACAATCTTGATGACTTTGGCAAGATCCTCTTGAGACATATCAGGCAGGGCCTCCGAATACTTCTCATAGATGGCCTTCACAATGTCATCCACGGGCATATCAATGAACTGAAGTGCCTTTGTATAGGCTTCAGCCAAAGATGCACGGGCCATTGCGATCGTTTCTTCGGGGAGAACAGCACCAACCATCTCGGTTACAGTGCAAGCTCCTCGGGTATAGTCAACTTGATCTAACACTAATTGCAACGCACTACGGGTATCCATAGCAGCTTTCCTTTCCTGGTGACTAGATGATACATCTGTATCCAGATTATGACAAGAGGGAATGTGTCAGTGCTCTTGCAGTGTTGACTGGCACAGCATTACCGATCTGTTTTACGACATCATTGTGAGTTCCCTTGAAGATATAGTCAGCAGGGAACGAAGTTGCAGCAGCAAGCTCTTTGATGGAAAGCATTCGGAAGAGAACATCAACCAAATATCTCTTGCCATTCTTGTCTTCCATGATAATGGGATCTGCCAGGGCAAACCGGCTCTTACTGGTAACTGTTGGCAATGGATCCGTGATGGGAACTGCAGTGGCTGACCCATAATATTCAACGATGTAGGGTTGTGCCAGGGCAAACTTATTCCCACCAGTCAGAGTGGGCACCGGTTCATTGATCGACTTGGCCGAATGGTCAAGCTGGCCTGGATCTGTGCCATTCATCTGAATAAGCATTGGCTCAGCCAGGGCATACACATTGGCTCCCAAGACGGTTGGCATGGGTTCATCCAGAGAGCGAACTCTTTCCCGGCCATCTTCTCCAGTGCCATGAAATTCCACCAGATAGGGCTCAATCAATCCCCATTGTCCCTTACCGGTTACGGTAGGTAGTGGCCGGTCGATATTATGGCAGCGATGCTTATCACCAGACTTGAGGCCAGTATGCTCCATCTCAAAGATGAAAGGTTGCACTAGAGAAATTGCACCAGCTCCTGCTACTGTAGGTAATGGCCTATCCACCGATCGAGGAGCTGCAGGTGTTTGCTGGCCTATTACAAAAGCACCACCACCAAACTTGGTAAGACCCACCATGATTCTGCGCATTGTGTTGGGAGATAGCGGCTTCTTCCTTGCATAGATACTTTTGCCCTTATGATCCCAATCAATGATCTCCTTGGCAGTCTTCCAGGGCTGGTAAGTACCAAACATATCCGCACCGTGCTGCAGATGGGTTGGCTCCGGCCATACTGGTTTGCGAGCCTTACTTGCCATGATGAATAGCCGATGCCGAGTGGTAGGATCTCCATAGTTAGCACAGTTGATCACCCGGTAATCGACATGGTAATTCAAAGACTTCAGAGACTCAATGAAAGCCCTGAAGGTGGTACCTTTCAGCTTCTTGATTGGTCTACCCTTGGCACTCAATGGCCCCCAATCCATGAACTCAGGGATGTTCTCAATCAGGATATTGCGAATGAACAAAGCCTCAGCCCATCGAAGTATCAGCCATGCGCTGGCCCTGGACTGATCGTTCATCGGTCGGCCACCACGAGCATTGCTATGGTGCATACACTCAGGAGAAGCAATCAAGATGTCAAGTTTCCCCGAAGGCACAGCCTTGCGAGGATCCACGTTATCCAGGTTCACGCATTGATGGATCGCATTAGGATGGTTTGCACTATGGGTATCAATAGCCAACTGCCAGTGATTGATGGCAAGCAACTTCAAATGAATACCCATCTCTTCAACAGCTAAAGCAAGGCCGGTGGATGTACCACCGGCTCCGCAGAATAGATCAGCAGCGTCAATTGTTTTCATTCAACTCCTTAGTCTTCGGGATCGTAGCAGAAATCTCGGATGGCATGGGCTGCAGTCTTGGCGGCTGAGCCTAAGTTAGGATACAGATCTTTCACGTATCTTCTACGGGTTCGAATATCGTGCTCGTCATAGACCAGAGCACGCTCAATGGCTTCAATCAGTTGCTCGGGTCCTTCAGCGACCGGCCCTGGCTCAGAGTAATCCCAAAAACGAATGCCATGAAACACATTCTTACGAAACCAAGGGGCATTCATTACCACGACCGGTTTACCAGTGACTAAGAACTCATACATGGTCGAACTGCAATCATTCACGTACACATCAGCTTGCTGCATCACATCTTCGAAGTCATTGACCACAGGGATCCCCAATTTTGTGTAGGCATAGGTCAGTTGTTCCAAGAATTTGGGATGTCCATGGCCGATAACTTTGTAATGCTTCATCAGTTCAGGTAGGAACCGGCGATAGTGTTCCCAAGCATTTCCGGCTTCCGGAGCCACACCAGATCCATCCCAATGGAACGAGACACAAATCACTGGATTGTCAGGCCGACGCTTTACAGGATGCTTGAAGGCTTCCAGCCAATGATCCAGTTTCGGAGTACCAATTACAGTGATCGGTGCGTCAGGGAATGCTGCTCTTGTCTTGGCTGCAATGTAATCATTTGGGGACAAGAAGAGACTTACCCAGGCACGATTGCCCATCCCGCCACCATAGCCAGGATTGGTAACGCCCTGCCGGTTGTTGAAAGTCAGACCAACCCCATGCTCCATAAGGATCAGGGGCCTACGATCGTAGGAGCCGACCATTTCCATGTCGCCATAGGCAGATGTAACGATCGGGTTCAGGCCAAAGGGTGGTGTCACGCAGCTGGTTGGTCGCTCATTCCTGCAGGTAAGCAGAAACATGCCTTGCTCAGCTACACCTTTCTTCAGTGCATAAGTACGCAGCACTTCAGGGATATAGAATCGGCCTCGCATCCTGGGTGGTAATGCCATCCAGACGGAGGCCATGTGATCTAAGAAATGGGTACGCCTTGCAAAGAAGTCGATGGAGATGTTACGTTGCATGGGCCTAGGATTGTACATATACTCTCTCTCTCCTGAAGGTATTTTTGTAACCGTGCGTCAGTTTCTTTGACTCTTTGAATTGCTTCCTCAAGTGTAATCCCTTTCATCTTTACCAACCGATCAACTTCCATCATCATGAAGAAATGATGCTTGTTGGCATTGCAACGCAAACCACGCATGGATGGAGAATGTGCCTTATACAGACCAGCCAGGGAACTATCCACACCCTGACTTGCTCCACAAATTGGACAAGGCGGAGACGGTATCCGAGGAGCTGGATGGAAGAATCTCCAATTGGAAATAAGCTGGAGATACTTCTGCCAATTCTTTGCATTGAAGGCAGCCTTGCCGGTACACTTCAAGATCTCTTCCTTCAATACTTTTTCCGTCATGCCATTGTCTTGAGCAATTCTCAATAACCTTTCGATCGTTTGGTTCGGATTGACTTTCACTTTCTTGGGATCAACTTTGACCATCGCCAACCTCCTTTCTTGGTCTACCATGGCACTCATCTTTTCTTCTTATAACAGCTTCAATGGAGGCATCATGAACTGGCCGTTGAAGCCCCCGGTCGGTCGCCATAGATGCAGTGTGTTTGGATGCACGTTCACATAGTCACGCTTGGCTGGATGATATTGCACCACCACATCATCTTCATCCCAAAAGAGATCCTTTACGAAGCACATCTCTTCCCAATAGGGAGTTTGCATTTCACCATCTTTTCTTTCCACATGGATACTGGCATGTTCCCATCCCAGGCCATCGCTGGCAATTATGATTAGTGTCCTACCATTCTTGCTTGGTGATGGAACGATGAACACTCCATTGTGACCGGAAGATGGGCCGGAGCCCATCCTCCCTACACGTAGCCGATACTGCTCAGGAACCTTGAACATCAGGTTCGTCCTTTGGTTCAGGTATAGTCAAGCCGACTAAGGCTTGCATCATCTGGTTCCGATAGACATAATAGATCTGTCCATCTGGCATGACAATTTTGGCCTTGCCTTGCTCAATCCGAGTAACGCTCATCTCTTCTGAGATGCCCTTGGAATCAATCGCTATTATCTTCATCGCCTTCATCCTCATCTGCTACATCATCGTTGAAGGGTTGACCAGTAGCCGGATCATAACCATCTTCCATACAGCAATCAAAGCAGTGATACTTACCATCCTCACAGCCCACCACTGCCACATTCTGCTCACAGACATCGCAAAGTTTTGTCGCCTGTTCTTCAGTTTTTCCAATTGGAAAAGTCATAGCATAGCCTCCTGTACTGGTCCTTTTTTGGCCTGACAATCAGCGCATCGCCAGATTGTCAGCTTGAAATCCTTCTTTCCAAATCTCAATGTCATGTACCTGGCCGGGAACCAGCCAGATGAACCCATTGTTCCACAATCCACACAGCCTGTCACATCAAGAGAAATTGTAGCCTTACCCACATTTGTGCTGAAGGCAGTTGCCACTAGCCCTCCTCTCTCCGCCTGTATTTGCGGTTATCTCCTGAAACCACGGGCAATATCTTAGGATCAGGATACCCCAGGATCAAGGAATCTTTTGTATACCGAATGCCAAGAATGACCAGTAGCATTTGGCAAATCCCCTCATCTACTCCTGCCAGTTCAATCTCATGATTGGCACCGATGTTCTCATATAGCCTTCGAAGGAAGAGGATCATTTCCTGGAAGTCCATTGGACCGCCCAGACTACTCCAGGCCCAGGGAAGAATGAGCTTGAAGATGTCATCGTTGGACGGATCCTTTAGGTCAAAGGCTCTCTCAACAATCTTCATCACGTCGATGATCATTGGCTCCGTGCTCAAATCTTCCCCTACCGATCGTACATAATGGCCGGTTGCGAACAGGAAGATATGTCTGATGGGATTGTCTATGAGATCCACTGCCTCTGTTATTGGCTCGGGAATGAATCTCTTGGCCTCCATCTTCACTTCACACTGAATGCAAGTACCAGCTTGCCAACTCATCGTGCCGCACTGAGGACACATGAACAGGATTATGCTGTCATTGCTACTCACTTTTTCCTCCGATGTTGTTTCTCCTGGCTGGTGACATGATATGCTTTACAGGCTTGGCACCAGTAATAACGCACTTCTTGCCGCTTGGAATCCTTTGAGTGCTTGGCAGCAGCAATAACCATCTTGGCACCCACCTCATCGAAGCGTCTTTTGTGGCATTGGATCCGCAATCTTTTCATAGGTCATTGACGATCACATCATTGTTGTATTTTCTCAGCCGCTTCCCTGTTAGGACGAACCTGTTGGCTCCTCCCTGGAACCGACTGGCAAGTAATCGACGCAGCTCAATCCCATCCCAATCGCTTGGAATGCGACCGGCGATTATATCTATCATCAATTTTTCCTGGATCTCATCGACCAGATTTCTTACAAAGCTCACCTGCTCATGCTTGTCCATCTAATCCATCCTTAGAGGCGAGAGTGCATCTACGAAACGTTCCACTATATTTTCCCGCCGCTGTGAGTAATGGAATGCCCAATGCTCAATTGCTTTCTCGTTCTTCTGCCATCCAAACTTGAATGGGAAACCACAATTCAAACAGACGGCTTTCTCTCCAGCACCAGATGTTTCTTGGTGCTCACAAATAGGACACTGATCACCCCAAAGCAAGTTCAGATCCACTGTGATGGTGTGAGGACTCAGCGTGGGATAGAGAATGATGGAATCATCTCCACCATGGGCATCCTTGATATGCAGAATATTATTGAACATCTGCAGGTAAGCAAAGATCTCTTCCATCTCATGTCGCATCTCTCGAAGCGACTGAACATCCATCATTATTCGGGACTCTCTTGGATCTGCAATTTGTTCATTATTGCCCACCTTGACAATCAGATCTTCAATCAAAGATACAGCTACATCATAGGTGATCATGAAAATACCTTATCCAGAACCTTGAGTGTATCTTCAAAGGCTTTCTTCTCTGGAGCATTGCGTTTCCTAGTCACCAAAATACTTCCATCATCTTTGTAGACTGCAGCCCACTTACAGGGTACCACCCATAGCCGGGAACGTTCCTGGGCTACCATAATTGCCCCCTGCAGGGCCTTCTCTCCATGCCCCCATGCTTCATCCAATTCGCCAGCTTCATAAGGCGAGATTTTGTACCGGTCAGTTATGATCCGTGACTTAGCCATCCTTGACCTCCTTCTGGTGATACTCAATTACGCGCTCGACCCAGGCATTATGCCTGTCAAGTTCTTTCCGTTGTCTACGATATTCACTATCGGTCAGACTAAGAAAGCCGAACAAGAATGCTCTGGAAATCCAGACGAGAAACTCAAGCATCTATCACATCCTTTCTGGTTACATTTGGTAGGCATTGCCAGATAGAATGCCCCATTGGGAACTCCCAACCACCAGTAACTTTCTTCAATTCATAAGGCTTGAAATACTCCTGCAGCCGGGGAATACCCACTGACTTCTTCCCCAATTCTGCAGCTGGAGCCATGATCTCAGCCCTGAATATCTGCCAGTCAATGACCCAAAGCTGTCGATGGTGCGGAAGGGTAGTACCAATCGCAAGGTATGCCAGGGGCTGGAAGTGCCACATCTTTTCTTCCTCGGTGATCGTAACCCATCCATCCAGCCAGCGCATCTGCTCTTCACTTATCTGTGCAAAAGGCAGGCTCTTCTCGCCCTTAGCATCGTTGATGTCTTTGGTCTCGTACACAATTGTAGGGCCATACCGATTGAGCCCAAGCACGTCCGGTCGGCCCGGTGAATCGGGCAATATCTTGTGGTGACAGTTGGGACAGATGATGCCATCCCTGCCATGTACAGGCCAGAGATGGAACTGATTTTGCAGGGCATGATAGACATCTAAGCGAATTGCGGCTTCATTCATGGGGATCTCCATCCTCGTCACCACCTGAAGGACCGTCACTCCATTTTTCCATAGCCCTTTCAGAATATTCCTGGGCACTCACTCTGGTGATGAACTCTTCAGCCATGGCAATAGCTTCTTCAGGAGTTGCACCTTCAAAGCACTTGCGCCAGGGTTCATCAAACTCATCTCCTTGATCGGCAGCACCCATCTGGATCCGTACTACACCCGGAGTAAGAGTAGATACCAGACACCACTGCCAACCATTCTTGTTCAAGTGAGCATCCAAGTTGAGCTTCAACTTGGCTGCATCATCGTCTGCGGTAATGCTCATGCGGTTCATTGTTTACGGTTCCTTTCACGGCTAAATCTTCATCAGTTGCAGCGAGCAGGTTATTGATGGCCCGCTCAGCTTCATTCAGGGAAATGCCTTTCAGCTCGGCGTACTCTTGGATTGCTCCACGCTTGTCGCCCGTTTTCAGTTTTTGCAGTATACCTTCGAAGGCTTGCATATAGATCCTCCTTCTGAACACTATTGTTGAGGAGCCATTCTTCGACTTTCTTCTCCCACCCAGGAAGATATTTCCAAGAACGGTCAGGGAATACAGTTGCAGGTTCAAGAGTCATGAAGGGCTGGCACTGAGGCTTGATATACTTCAGGCCATACATGACATAGATCTGAATTGTGTTGCCAGTATTCTTCAAGAAGATCGCACACTTTGGAAGACTCCGCCCACTCATGCGAGATAACCAGATCACTTCGGTATTATAGAACTGCTTTCTTTCGTCACAGATCTTATGGATCAGCGTAAATAATCGCTGATAATATGCTCTTGACTTCATAAGCCTCCTAGTTGATAATATGCTCTGTCCAAGCACCAGCTGGTTCCTGGCTTGCCGGTGCTCTTTCTCATCTGATTGCCTCCTGCCCCTTGCAGGAGGCATTCATTTTAGGCAAGGTCTTCATCGGCTTTCTCGTTCACAAAGGGATTGTTCTTCAACGCTTTGTCAATCTCGTTCTTCATGATGGCAGGATCCAGAAGTTTCCATTCCACTAATCCACTCAAGCTACTCTCTACCGTGCGCTCATAACGGGATGGCAAGATCAGAACAAAGATCGACCGGCCAGGAAGGACTCCTTGGAACCCTTCATACATAGTCAGGGTTCGTTGCTCATCCTTGAATAGAGCAGCCTTCACTGTCAGCTCACCTTCTTTACCCCAAGGTTTGATGTCAGGATTGGCAATCACATTCAGGGTCTTCTCAACACCCTTCTCCCACTTCGCAGTCTCTTCAACCAAGACCTTCTCGTGTTCTTTCTCCAAGCCCTTCAAGCCAGTACGCAGTTCTTCAATCCTGACTACTGTCTTCTTGAACTTGGGATGATCAGGGGATCTGTCTCGGTTATTGGCAACCAGAACTGAGATACGACTGGCTGTGAAGTTGATCTGCTTCTCAATGGGTTGAATGGCATCCCGGTGTCGATTGGTAATCATGCGCAGATAAGGCACGGAAGCCCGGGCCTTTGACCAGTTCTCCTTGATTGAGAGTAACTTCTCTGGTTCGAAGCCATGACCTACCCGTTCCAACATAGGGAATACCTCACTCATCATGAAGGTGATGTCCCCAAGTTCACCTGCAGAGGGCGACATATTTTCCACCCTGTCTGTCAGCCATTCTTCGATCGTGTCATATTCTGCCAATGCTAAGTGCTGCAAGTTATTCTTCTTCACCTTGTAGACCAAGGTAAAGAATGCTCTCTTTGCAGTCTCGGAAACATCCGAGGTATGCTCAGCAGCAGCCATGATAGTCTTGGCAATCTCACTGGCCCGGAGTGCAACCTCGTTCATGTTCGGAGGTTCTACACCCCTGGCTTTTGCATCATCAATATCATCCTTCAATTTCTTCCAGAAGGTGGCTGAGTAAATGTCATGAGCCATATCCTTCTCATCACCAAGATAGGATTCGAACATCCATCTTGGCGGAGTAAACTCCAAGGGTTCTGGAGTTTCCCACATCTTTGGATCTGCCAAATCTAAAGACTCTAAGCCATTATTGTGCTTCTTGGTTGCCATCAGTGCCTCCATTGTATATGGCCGCTTTTGCTAACGCATCTCGCTTGTAGCGGTACCAAGCCCAGGTATGATTAGGACCCATGATCCAAGTGGGTGGGTTTGGCCCCACCCATTGGAGCGAATATCCATACGATCGTCTAAGAGAACGAATTACTTTGACGTTAGGCATCAGTCCCTCGCTTTACGAACTTCACGCTTGGGATCCAACCTATTCAATATCCCCTCGATCACTTCCAATGTATCAGTGCAATGCTTGGGTGCTACAGATTTCAAGTGCCCCTCATCGGCAATCATTTTCCCAAGCCAGATCTCAGCTCGTTCCAGCATCCAAAGCATTTCTTCAAAGTTATTGACAGCATCAACAATGAACTTGGCATTCTCAACATCCCCCAAAGCCGGGATACCAGCGTCCCAATTGCCTTTGGGATTTACAAAGGCAAGCCCCAAGAGTTCCTGACTATTGATTGAGATGGCCTGTCCCCAGGCCACCCATTTCCAAGGTACAGCTGCGTGAGCCATGACTATTCTTTCTGAGCAAGCAAAGCAGCAAGGATCTTCTTTGCCGGTACATAGGCTCCATTTTCCAATAAGCCCTTGATTTCAAGCAGCTCATCCCGATTGAAATATTGGCGCAATCCATCTGGAGCTTGAGCAGCAGTCCCTGGAAGACTGGTAACTTGAGCAGTGGAATCTGCTTGCATTGCCCGACGAATATCAACCAGATCCCCACCGGTAATCTTCCCCTTGTCCTTGAAGATCTTCTTCACTTCTTTCTGCCGGGGAGCCTGGAACTTACCAATCCCAATGGCAGTGCTCAATGCGATCGTGCCATTCAATACCCCTTCAAGAGCCCATGTTGGCACACGTGCAAACTTCTCATCAGCAGTCTTCACATACGCCTTGGTCATGTGCAACATCTGTGCAATTTGCTCATAGCTGGTGACTTCCTTGCTGAAAAGCAGTTGCCGGATTGCCAGATAGTCGGAGATCGGATTGGCTTCCCGTTGGGCATTCTCGGTCAAGGAGAATATAGCTGCATCATTCTTTGTCAGGCCCTCACCAATACGCACGAGGACCATACCATCGTGCAGGTGCTGACCAGCATCATCCACCATCTCATAGGCTGCCCGGATTGCCATCAACCGGCGACGACCAAACCCGATGAACCAACCATCGGTATCATTATGGCACATCAAGATCGGTTGAAGTTGCCCATGTTCAATGATGTCCGAAATGAAAGAAGCCTCAGGCGGGACGCGCATGAGGTCTTCATTCTTAGGCAATCGGTCATCATAGCAGTGCATCACATCCATCACGAGATCAGTCAGCTTTGCCATCTTCTATTATCCTTTCCATGTAGGCGAGTGCTGCATTAGCAAGCACTCTAGGGTCGTAAGGAAGCTTTCCGTCAGCAATTTCACGGAGAGTCTCAAGAAGCACTGGACATGATGCAATTAGGGCGGCAGTGGGAGTCCACTGCTGGAACTTCTCTGTGTCCTGGTAGACAACAGCAATTGTATCCCCATCCAGTGCATAGTCAATAGACAATTCTCCAGACTTCATATCGACAGCCAGGAAGTCAAGATGCTGCTTGGGTTTCAGGCCCATCACCATTTGCTTACCATTCAGGCTACTGGACTTGCCATCGAAGAGCCCCCATAATTTCTTGATGTCAATTCCAAGTAGCGCACGTATATCAGGTTGTGCTACAACCCCGGGGGAATTTTCAACAACTATTTCAGTTCTCTCTGCATCCAACACGGTCACATAGGGATGGTTCAGCACCCAAGCCTGCAGGGGGCCTTGATAGTCAGTCTCACCGCCTTTGACCGGCTTTGAACCAATCACATAAGCAACGTGCTTGCCTTCCGTGTCCTTGTAGGTAATCTTTAGCATGGAATCTCCTTGGTGTCTTCAAATAATTCGGGCACATCAAATTGGATCATCACGTGGAAAGGTGCAAAAGCATCTTCTCGGCTGCAGTTGATTACCTTGGCTTCAATCTGTTTGTGGGGATTATCCATCCTGGGAGCCAAGATAATTGCCATCTCTTTCTTGATGTATCCAATATCATTATGGTTCAATCGCACAACCTTGATCGCATTCTTATCAAAGCGATTGCTTGGCTCCCGGATAAGGAGAACGGTTTCGCCAACTTCAATCTTTTTGATTTCTTCTTGTCGGTTCTCAAAGGTTACTCCGACAACCCGAGTCTTGATGGTTTGAACAGGCATGTTATCCTCCTATAGCTCCACGATCTTTACCCGTTGCAGCTTGGCATCCAATTTCTCCAGCTCTGCCAGGGCTTTCTCATGAGAGTTTTCTGCAGGATCTTTGTAAACCAGAAACTGTGCCAATCTTCCAATTGGAAGACTGACGTATGCGGCGGCTTGATACTCATCTTCTTTCTGCTCAATGCGAGTGACCCATCCAAAGTAACTGAAGGATGGCATCCCCCGAGTGATGTGCGTACCAGCATCTTCCTTGTTCCCCATCAGATCCGTTTGCAAAAGACGGAAGCAAGTATCACTTCCGTCCCGGATATAATCCTGCGAGGGCAGGTCATGGAGTGGGATATGCTTGGGGCAAGGCATCAACCCTGCTGGAAGTTGTCCCATCAGTTCATGTGCCCGGAAGATATGAGCACGCCGATGCACTGCATAATACATGGACTCTGGTGTCAGCTTGTCAAACTCCAACGTTCGCTGGACCAGCTGATGGAAACCCAATTTGGTAATTTCCATGAACCAATCCATAGGATTGGGATACTGGCCTTCACCAATCCAATCCCACATATCGAACACTGGCTTGCCTTCCGCATTGATTACCTGTTGACCATCTCGCATTTGGGGCCTGAGCTGCATCCCCTGAGCACTCAAGCCAAACCCATCAGGCAACGGCCAAGTCGGGCACAGTGCAAATGCAAAGGTCGGCTTGCCAGCAAACTTGCCCTCATCTCCAGCCGGGATATAGAGATAGATCTTCCCGGCCTTTGGATAACCACACGCACGCTTATGAATCTGAAAGCTCATCTGGATCCTCCGTTAGAACATCTTCGGTTGGTGGTGCATACATTGTGATCTTATCTTCAACCAGGTTCATGAAATTCATGTCAAGATAGACAGCATCATCTTCCCCAAGTTCGATGATGTTGTCTTCAATAGCCTTCTTCAACCAAAGCCGACGTTCTTCTTCAGTGTCAAAGTAATAGCAAGCATAGCCATCGGCATTTGTCACAAGGAAATACCGGAGCCTATTCATAGCCGCCTGAAGAAACTCTTCAGGTGCCATGGTATGAGTAATGTTCAAACCCCGTTGGATCCTACGCCGAAGAGTCATGTCAAACATGGACGACCGAGCATCCATCTGCAGGGTTTCTTGAAACAGATCTGACACCCAAGTTGGCATGTGCCAGATAGTTCTTCCTTTCCAATTGATTGGTTTCATCTCACTCCTTCTCTTCGAATGGTTTCCAAAGACCATAAGGATCCTGCCAGTTCCAGATCGGATTACGCCAAGGATCTGAAAGTTTGGCTCCATACGGTTCAATATTCAGATGTGCTTTCCAGGTGATGTCAATCATCCCCTTCGCCATTGGAATGGAATAGATTCCACAGTTGAAATATCCAGCTGCAGTGATGGCTGCCTGACCACGAGCATCAGGAGCCAGCAGGTCCAGCCCATCTGTTTCCACAATCCCAATCACCCGAGCCGCCCACACTCGAAGCACATAGCAGTACCAGAGATCATCTGGAGCTGTCCACACATCTACCCGACCGTAAGCCTGGAGAAGTGCATTGAATGAGGTCTCATGAACTGCATACTCAGTCAACGCTTCGGGGTTTGGGCTTCCATAAATCCCACAGTGGCAATCAATACCAATCGTGCCAAGTGGGGCACACTTTTCGCATTTGGCTACCATGATCCCGCCTTCCCAGGTGAAATCTTTCTGCTGAGGAGAGTGATAGGTCAGGGTATTAGGATTCATTGCAAGAGTTTTCAAGAAGAGAATGTTCATTTAGCCTCCAAATCTTTTACTGCAATTTCAATAGCGCGTATCAATGCTTGCTTAGTGACACCACTTGGAAGATTCTTCATCGAAGCATCGACAACTTCTTGTACAACCTTAGGCCAATAGTCAGGTCGTACTTCTGCAATAATGCTTCGAACTCCAAGCTCAATGTAGTGCCTTACTTTTTCATCCATTAGGTTACACTCCATTTCTTGGGTACTTGCACTGGTGCCTGGACTGGTTGTTCCAGCGGCACGAAGTGAGGCTGTGGTATCTCAACCGGGATACCTTTCTTGATGATATACTTCTCAATCTCAGGATCTTCACGAGGCATTTCTACGATACGAACTCTTTTCTTTCTTCTCATCGGGGGTCTCCTTTCTGGAGGTGAATTATGACGAGCAATGTTTTGGCAGATGCCAAGAAGCTAGGTATGTTGGCAATTCTTCAAAAGGTAATGAGTGGGCAAACTCTTGAAGAAGCAGCACAGGGATCAGGATACTCAACCAGCACATTCAGACGTATGCTACAGGAGAATGAAGGCGTAGCTAAAGAGCTAATTGAAAGCCAACGCCAGATCATCGAAGGGCAATTCAATGCAGTAGCAGTAGCAAGGCAACGTTTGATCTCCAATCTACTTCGTGATGCTGAAGATCCCAAACTTCCAACCGCAATGAAACTGGCAGTGGAAGAACGTCTTCATCAAATGCAGACTACGCTTGGCAATACCATGGGAGTAGGCACGACTGAAATTCATAATGAGGCTCGTGAATATCTCACCGGCATGGCTCTGCGTCCTGGTCGGGCAAGAGTTACTCAGACAAAGACCGTGGTCGAGTTTGACCCAAGCAATAGACAAGCTGGCGATGATGTTATAGATCTGGATCTTCCTGCGGATCAGGCTGGTCAAGTTCAAGCTGAACCTCAGTCTGCACCTCCAGCCAAGCCTGCTCAAGACGATCCTTCTTCCACTCCTCAGCTGCCTCCAGGCAGTTCCAACAATCAGGACTTCGTTCCCTAAGAAACTTGTCAGCCAGGTTCAAAAGATACAGGGGGTTATCACTGACTGTGCCGAATCGACAGACTGAAAACTTGCAGCAGATGTCAGTCAATTCACCATGAGGTTCAAAGGTGAGCTTGAAGTGGTGATTGTGATCGCACTTATCGGCCCGACTATTGCAATCGGCTCCTCTTCCAATTGGAACAACAGGCTTATCAAAATCTTTTTCAACATAGATCCAACCACATTCATCATGGGGGCGTTCTGGAAGACGATAGTAATCATTTTCTTCGATGTACTCATAGAAGTTATCCCAAAGGTCATGAATATTCGCGAGCAGACTTTTCTCCATGTAAGTCTCACCACGCTTCTGACGTTCCCACCGATGATATTGATCGTCAGAGATCCGTACTGAAAATCCATTATCAAAGCAATCACCTTTGATATATGGTCTGATAATATCCATGAAGCGCAGTAAAGTGTGCTTCCTGGCTATCCACCAGCCATTGGTGGTCATTTCAAAAGTAACATCCAAGTCGTCTAGTTCACGCAGCACCCGGGCGAACTCAGTCAAATTCAAAGTAGGTTCACCACCAATCAGGTTGAGAGTTACCCTGATCTCTCGCTCATTGCACCAGCCCACCATCCTACGCACCTCCTGCAGCACCTCATGGGTCATGTAGCCTGAGCGCACAGTAGGACCAGCACTCATACCACAATGAGCACATTCAAAGTTGCACTTCTTGGTGAGATCCAGATTGATGTAGATCCCATCTTCCTGGCAGTCTTTGATTGTTATCGTCATTTCTTGATCCACTCCTTCTTATCAAAGATAACCACTCCTTCAGGATCTGTGATCTTCTGAACCAGATTCCAAAGGCCATCAAAGTTATAGCCATGCGATCGGTTGGGTGTCTTGTAATAGGTAAAGGCAAAGGCATCTTGGAAGAAAGCCAACTTTGCTTTGTCTCTTGCTATAGCCGGTCCCTTGAAACACCGAAGATAGACCGGCTTGCTGAACTCAACCAGATAGGCAACGTGCGATCGTAAATGGCCTGAAATACGACCATTCAAAGAGAGTAAGATATTATCGTATTTTCCAGTTGCCTTGGCACTCATACATAGAGGATCCCCCGTAATTCTCTGAGCATATTCTTCATCGCTGTGAGCTGCCATGAATGCAGCGCAATTATTGTGCCATTTTTGTTTGCAACCTTCACAGAACTCATCTGGCACCTGGGCTATCTTATTGAAGATCATGGCTCAATTCCAAACAATGCCACATCGCCACTCTTTTTCTCGGCAAAGTTTTCATCATAGGTCTGACATTCCAAGTTGATTGGGCTAAGCCAATAGCCCACATTGTCTTCCAGACCATTGGATGGGCAAGTCATAGAGATTTCCCATCGCATCAGCTCATCAGCACTGGCACTCAATTTCTTGATGGTTACAATGCAGCCAATGTCATCTGGAAAATATGCTTCATACTGATCATCCCCGGCACCACATTCAATGTGAAGATCTTCAATGCTTCTGAGAATTTCCGCATAAGTAAGACCAAGCACGTACCATTTTGCGAAAACCATTTTCGTTTTTACCTGGGGTAAAGAAAGTGCCTCTAAACCCCGGGGGGATTTTGGAGTCTCTATCTGTCGATTATCTTCTTCAAGAAAACACTGGCTTATTTCTTCTTCAATAGTCACAGTTCCCTGATCTCTCAACTTTCTCAGTGTGAGACTTTCAAGTTGATCGTTGGTCAAGGAGATGTGTACACTTCGATACGAGCATGGCTCCTGCAGGTGAAATACAGGTGCCACATCTCGAATTACTGCAGTCAACATAAGTCTTTTCACGTTATCCTCCTGGATGCTGAAAAAGCCAAAAAGTTATAGCAATTGCACATGCCACCAATAGAGCAAATATGATAGTTCCAGATTTTCTCTTCCGGGTATATTTTGCTTGAGAATACCCAAAAAAGGTACCGGTCAAGAACCAAATAATTATCAAGTAACCAACATGCTGAGTTTGAATTGCAGTATTCATTCGTTTGCCATCCTTAGAAGAACATCAGCATGGCAGGACTGGTCAAGAGGACACCAACAAACCAGATCCTTACCACGCAACTTATCAATCCACTCGTGATATATTCTTTCCCCCACCTTTTCGCGCCATTCTTTGATATAACGTTCATATTTTTCAACGCACTCTTTGGCAGTACCATCTTTGCCAACAACAAACTGGTTCCCATAGAAACTGGTTCGATCAACAACTTTGGCTCCCTTGGGCATCTTCCAGCCTTTGGTACGTCTTCTCTGGATCCGAATAGGCATTATGTCCTCCAAATGGGCATCATAAGGGTATCACCAAGACCTTCACCGTGAATCTCTTCGGTAAGGTTGATTACACCTGCAGCAGTCTCAATGTGCAATTCGATATGCGGCCTGGTCAAAGGTGACTGAAGTTCTGGCCTTGGCTGGATGGCCCAAACCGTATATTGGCACTCACCTTCAATATCGAAACTTTCAGGTACATCTACTATTCCGACTACCATCATCTTTTTTCGACCAAACATACCCGCATCTTTGCCAGCTTCACGGAAGATCAACTGGCCGGTGATCATATTACTTGTGTCTACCACGAAGTTTTCTCCTTTCTAAATAGATGGCAATCCATCTTGAAACATTCTCCCATTTGGTATAGGGAGTGGTGTAAGAAAAGATGAACTCTTCTTTTCCAATCAGTTCCTGGGTATAGCCGGTTACAAAATGGTATTCATAATGTTTCTCAGGGCACTCAAAATGCTCTTCCAGCATTATGTTATCCATCATGGCACGATCGGTCTCTTTCTCAAAACCACAAACAGGGCATTGCATCTTCATCGGTCTTGTTCGCTGAAAGTAATAGCTATATTACCAACCTTGTTCTGGAGCTACTTTTTCAATGTGAAGCAGATGATCTTCACCAATTTCGGCGTAGACAAAGAGCTTCACACAATATTTACCACCATACTTCACAAAGAAGTCCTTCAGGGCCTGATCGACTGGCACTTCAACCATGAATTTGCGATCTCGCTTATAAGCCAGGGCCTTGGGATCAGGCACATTGCTGGTAAGCGGAAGTTGTAACTTATAGATCGCCATTTTTGCGTCCTTGGTTATGCACTGCAATTCCCTTACGACTGTAATCCAAATGCTTCATTTGATCATTGAAGTAATCCTTGACTTGATATACTTCAGAAGCAGCCATTGACTTCTCCATGGCCTGTAGCCACTTATCAAGTTTTGGGTACATTTCAAAGTCTTGGTTTTCGTGAACATCACCACTATCAATTTGGGCCTGGACAGCATTCACCAGGCCATCTACCACTTTCTTTCCAAGCCTTACAGCTGTTGGGTTCATGGAATCTCCTCTATACTTACCATTCTGAACTCTTCTTTCCAGGAGCGACCGCAATCAGGGCATTTAACTTCACGTTCAGCCCAATCACAATCACTTTCAAAGTGTGGTACTCCTTCAATATTCATGGATCTGCAATAGGGACAGAAACTAGCTGTCTTGATATACCTCTTGGCACGAACTTCCCAAGGAAGTCTTTGCCAATCACGTATCCTCAAGCAATGGGGGCACTTATGGTGTGTCTGAAACTTGACTGGATCATAGGTATTCTTGCAAGTTGAGCATACCAGGAGCCCAAGATCAGGTTCATAAGTAGCCCATTTGAAAGCACTGGTAGTACGAAACATGAAGACTGGCATTAGAGTAACTCCGCCCGGATAACTTCACGCATCATGGAGTCGGGCTGATTTACTCGCAAGGCACCACAAACAAAGCATTGAAGAGTTGTCTCTTCAGCAGGGTGGATATAGTCCTTCTCGCAATTACAATCCCAAAATCTGTTTGTGGTCATATTACCAAACAAGTTGGCAAGTTCTCCAACCGGCCATTCTGCAAAGGCATGTTTGATCTCATCGTCATAATCAGCCTTGAAAGCATCGGTGATCTTCTTGCGTAACAGGGTCACAAATGCTTCTGGAAGTTCATCTTCATCACAACCAAACCGGTCAGCAATCTCTTCTATGTTGAGTTCGATGATCGCAGCTTCATCGACTGGAGTGGTTTGCATCTTGGTCATTTCTTCAACCATGAACTCCAATACTTCATCTGCAGTTTCATTGCAAACATCTTCATCAATTCCTTCATCGTTCTGGAAGCTCTCTCCATGATTATTGATAATCGCAGAGATCTCTTCCATCATGTGTTTCCGTTGTTTCTTGCTCAGACAAGTTCATCTATACCTCCGTATCAAAGCAACCCTTGACTAGAGTCCAACCAGCACTCTCCATTTGTTTCTTCCAGGACCCAATATCCCAATAAGGGAAGGAGTGAATGTGTACATCGTCAGTATCGCCCTCTGCAGGCATACAATCGCAGGCCACCACGGTATCGCACTGGTACCACCAATACTCCCGACGATCATCCATCTTCCAAAGCCAAGAAGCCTCACTGGATTTCAGTGGAAGACATGGCCGGTGCATCAGTTCGTTGGCATCCACCTTGACATTCAACCCAAGTACCTTCATGCGATAGGGTTCAATCAGGTCATCACAGATCTCGAAGATCCGATACCCACCTTTGAAGATTTCCTGCCAGCGATAGACCATCCCATCCTCATGACGTTCGAAGGGTGCAAACATCTTGCGATTGCACAGATCTTCTTCGTGGATCACCATTCCCCGGGCCAGCTTCTCTGCAGAAGCAAAGACCAGATGTACCCTATCATAACGGTTATCACCATCAGCAATTCTTACAGTTATCTTGAAAATAGGCATTTAGCCCTCCTTGGCCGGTTCGGGCGGCTTCCAAGTTACAGAAATGAGGCTGTAATGGTTTGTAATTGCACCATTGCTCCATTCAATTTGGACATACGTTTCATCGCCATCACCCTGGGCTTCGTGCATAGACATTTTCTCAGGGAAATTGGCAGAAGCAAGATCCTCAATTCCTTTCACAATCAGCCAGGAATGGCCGTTGGGATCTACAGTGTTGATATTTGCGATAGTGTAGCCACTATCCTGCAGCTCATAAGCTGACTTGGGTTGGTCTGTGCTACTCATGGATCCTCCTATATGGTTGCAAAGAAGTTGGCAGCTCGACAAAGTAAGGCGTAAACACCCAACTTCATCCGAACTCCCTTATGTGGAATACCAGTTCGCAGGTACCAGTTGTAGATATTCGGATGCCATCTGGCAATAATGCGTCTTTCAGGTTCAGTGAAGGTCTTGTAGTATTCCCTTTTCCCCCGGCCAAAGTTCTTATGATCCCAGGTTTCAGCAATGACGAGAAGCCTTTTCAGCTTCAATTCCCCAAAGATCACAACCAGGGCAACATCATGCACTTCAGGCTCATAATCCGCTTCTTCAGCATACCTATCTTGTGGGATAGGTTCCATCTCTTGAAGGTCAGGAAACTTGCGCTTGTTCATCTTTTACCCAACCATGTTTCTCGTGATCATAGTGCCCACGAATAGCATTAGGATACATAAGTTTCATTACTTCGAATACATCATCAGGAAGTGCATATCCTCCCATAAAGTGTGGAATCATCCAGGCACCATTGACCTGAGTTTCAAATTCTTCCGCGGTGTAATTCCATACGCCTACTTCATATTCCTGCTTATACAGGCGAAGTTCGACACGTTTACGTTCACCTTGATAGGTCAGCTCAAAGTCAAATTCTCCCCGATAACTTGAAGCAAATTCGATAAAGTATGGGACTTCTTTAGTTTCAACGATGTCATAATAACGATCCCGAGGGTCAAATGTCCACCAAGTCTCTCTATCGCACCCAGGGGACGTTTCCAAGAATTTGTCGATCGCAAATTTGTTGTAACGAACATGATAGATGATAGGCATTAGTCTTCCTCCTCTTTCTCGTCTTTCACAATATTAGGACAACCTGTTTCGTGGGTTGGCATTCCATTGATTACCAGGGCTTCACATTGAGAGCATCGTACTTTCCAGTACCCATTGCCAGGACCGCCTGACCGATTGTAATAGCTCAAGTCAAAACCAGCATCACGCAATCTCTGCCCCATGGTTTTCTTAGCCATTAGAGAGACTCTAGAAACTTACGCCATGCTTCACAGATCATCCCATAGACCATCCCGGGAAGTTCATGCTCCTGCTTGGTAATAGGGTCAATGGTTGCCAGATCCTCTCGAATATAGTGCTTCAGAGCCTTCAGGTGAGCATTATCGACATCCTTGAATTGTTCATCGAGGAACTTGCGTATTGCTTGGCAGGGATTGATATTGTGGTACGCTTCATAGAACTTTTCATCCAGCAATTCTTTGTTCATCTTTGGATCGCCTCCATCCAGTAATGATAAGTCTCATTCCCAATGGTTGTTTTGCCGAAGCCACTGTAGATCAGAGACAGGGTAGAGAAGAACATCATTGCTTCGTATTCCAAGCCCAATAAGGTCATGCTTTTCAGCATTCGGGTAATTCGAAGGAAGTTATGGTTCTTTGGAGTACACCATTCCCCGGCACGAGCATCAAAATTGCCAGCTCGATGGATAGCACCCTTGTAATACTCAAAGCCATAGAAGCCAAGCATAACCACTGAAGAGATGTACAGACGCTGCCTAATCGCTGTCATTCCGAAGAAAGTAATATCGGCCTGGGTAAGTGTAGGCATTTCAGGATGATATTGACTCTTCTCCTGCAGGGGAAACATGAGCTGGATGAAGTTATGAGTTCTCTCCAACTCAGGATAGTTCAGCATCCAGTGCTTATGCACAGTGTGAAGATAATAATCCTGGATCTGGCTCATTAGAATGATCCTTCCTCGATCGCTTGCTGACAGGTGATTTCAAAGATAGGCACAGTTTTGCGCTTGGATCCAATCCGGTGCATGACACAGGTTGAACCTTGAGTAGAAGTCCTGAAGTCAAAATGGATCTCAGCCATTTCATACTTTACTCCGGTCGGCACCTGATACTGCAAGAAGATTCCACCAGCCTTTTGGTCTTCCCAAATGATCTGATGCTCATAATAGATCTTCCAATTGGGATATTGCAGCTTCACAAACTCCTTGACCTCAGACACAAGTTCGAAGCGAGCTGGCAGATCCACGCAAAGATAACTTGACCAGGACCAGCTGAAGCGAGCTTCAGGAAATGCCTGTAAAATCAGGCCAAGATTGAATACTTCTTGCGCCCATCGAATGAGTCGTTGTTGACGCTCAATTTCAGCCTGAGCAGCTTTGACGAGCTTATCTGCTGGTGATTTCTTCATGGCTAATTGGTGGGATCCGGGACTGCATCGGCCCAGGTCAGGACAGGAGCCAGTGCCTTCATCAACTCTTCTACGTGCTCATTCAGGATATTGTCCCCTTGAGGGACACCATCATCCTGCCCAAGTTCAGGGTTCGGCCAGGGGCACCGGTAAGCACGAACAGTGGGCCTACCATCAGGCAATTTGTAGCCTACATGAAAGGCCACGGTCACTACAAGCACATCACCATCTTCGAGCTGATCCGATCGTACATTGACTACACTTTTGATCATGAGTTCCTCCTATTTAGGTTGAAGGTAAATCTTATCCAAGTCTCTATGAGACTTGAGATCCAATGGATGTAAGAACACATCCCAATCTTTCATGCCTTCCGTATCAAAAGGTCTGGTGATACCAGCCCATCCGTTTAGTCGGTAGACTTGTTGCCGACCTACCACATCCAAAGAAGGCGGTTCATAATCTCCTTCGCCTTCCCAACTGGCAAAGTGGCCGCCTGGATAATGCTGGCCGATCAACTTCATCTTGATGTCATAATATTGCGCCATATAACCAGGGCAATCTACATACCAGAAAGTTCTGATATGGGCATATTCAGGCTGCTTTTGCATCCACTGCCGACGAATTTCCCAAGCATGTCTTCGAGCAAGATGTTCAATCTCTTCCTGGCCTCCAGTGCATAGAAGAACTGCCAAAACAGTTTCTTTGGATAATGTCCCTTCGAAGAAGGGGATTAGATCAGTTCTCCCTATTACATCAGTGGCACTGAAGCCTTTGTTGAGCCATATCTCAGCTTGTTTAGCCTGTTTGCCAATCCTTTCCAGGATCTCTTCACGCAGTAGATCATAGGGCATATCAGTTGGTGAAATATAGTAACCGGCTCGGACAATTACCCGGTCGGCATCCAACCAACTTCCTGTTGGTATCGTTTTGTCAACAGGGTAAGTGGTTTTCTCACGTTCTTCCATTCGATACCATTCAGACTTATCTTTGAACAAATCTCTAATAGTCATATCTTGGCCTCCGCCATTTGCGAGTATTAGGTTTGACAAGCCAGAGTTCACTTCGTTCTTTGTCATAGGTAAAGTTGATCCTTGGATCACCTTCAAAGGCTTGTCGTACCATTTCATAGAGATGGGGTAATTCAGGTGGGGTATTTAGTAAACCGAGTGGCAACTCAGAATTTTCGAGTGCGCTTTCGATTCTTGTTATGATGCTTTGGTAATCCTGGGGGCAGATCTCCTCCGGGACCACTAGATTTAGGTTTGCCATTTTTCTGCTCTCCGCTGTCTGTACCACATAAGTAGCATAATCCTTCACTCTCAAAGAACAAAGATATGACCCACCAGCCACATCTTTTGCAGGTGCGGTCAATCCTTGCTTGATGCTGAGGGCTTTGAGATTGAATGATCATAGAGAAAGGGGAGGGATCGCACCCCTCCCCATCCTTTTACCTAGAAGGGAATATCCCCTTCGTCTGGAGCCGGAGTGGAAGCAGAGTTGCTTTCTTCAGCGGCTTCTCCTGCAGGAGCAGCATTTTCGCCAGCAGTGGACTCGGCCTTGCTGGACAAGAAACGCACAGTTGCAGCAGAAACTTCAAAGGATGCCCGACTGGAACCATCCTGGCCGGTCCACACACGTGGCCCACCAGTTGCAGGATCTGCAGTCAAACGCCCTTCGACCAGCACTTTGGAACCCTTGTGCAAATACTGGTTGCATACTTCCCCGGTCTTGCCCCAGGCCGAAATGCGGAACCAGATGGTCTCTTTCACAACTTCCCCGGCATTATTGGTGTACTGCCGGTTGGTTGCCACAGAAAACGATGTTACTGCCTGGCCCGATGGCGTATAGCGCATCTCGGGATCACGCCCTACATTACCTACGATGATGATTGTTTGGTACATTCTGCATCTCCTTATCTATCGCCTTCGTCAGGATCTGGCTCTTCAATTCCAGTAGCCAGCTTAATAAGTTCAGCAGCAGTGTAACTGCGCTGAGTCAACACAGGCACATTGTCAAAACCTTCCAATCGCTTGCTTCGGTCAAAGATAGCTCGAAGCATTTCCTTGGGCTCGGGTAGATCCCGCAGATAGGCTTCAATGAAATAAGGTGCCATTTCATTCAAGGCTTGATTGATTAGATCTGCAGCATTCTCATCGGTAATGGTCTGCACACCGTACAACCGAGCTTCGAAGGGCTTGCCCTGGCTGCGTGCATTCTTGATAAGCATGACTTTCTGGTAAACCAGATTGAGCATATTCACCAGATGATCATCTTTCATTGCAGCAATGGGCATTCCTTTTCCATCTCGGGTTATGTGGGTTGTTTTCATGATTTACTCCTCTCAAATAGTTTGAAGGTAGGCAACTTGATAATCAAGTAGCCACATTGTTTGAAACGTGGTTTCAGAACTCGCATGAACTCTTCAACAGGTGCTGATAAGCCTCCTCTCAATGACCGGCCCAAGCTGTCTTGCGCAGCCACGATCACACGCATGGCCTGCTCTTTTGTGGTCCAGCCATCATTCCAAGTTTCCAGGGCAGAGACATTGGCAAGGCCGTTGCGGTTCTCAAGCCAGCCAATGATGGGCAGCTTATGCGCCATTCTCAACCTCGATATAACTCACAAGTTGCAAGACTTCCTCTTGGGTAATGACTTTGCACTCGACCACAAAATCACTCTCCTGGAAGAAATCCATTGTGGTATTCTCGCTCTCTTTGACCAGGGCAAATCCCTGCTTCAAAGAATGGACAGGTAAGCAGAATACTTTGCTCAATTCCTTGAGTGCCCATGCTCTCACCTTGGGGAAGACACCTTGACCAACCAAGGTGCTTCCCCTGTCATTGATAACGCAGATCATTAGTCGCCCTTTGTCCAGCTTATCAGGGCCTGGATCCGCTGCACACCGAGCTTGGCAATATCGTTGTTACGTACTGCTACTGCCAATTCACGCTCACGATCGTACAACTCTTCCAGCAATGCCTTGTGATCCGGGTCGGAAAAGAAGCTGGCATTGCGTTCAAGATCATTTTTACCAGCCATGCTGCCATTATTGGTGGCAACCCACTTGGCTTGTTCAACATCAGTTTCAGCAACGATCTTACGCTCCCAGGCTTCAGCCAGTTCGGTCCTGGTCTGTTGGGCCAAATCAAAAGCAGCAGTAATTACAGTTTCATCCATCTTTGTGCTCTCCTTTACTCTTATCTAAATCGGCTAGGCTCTTACGAACCCATTCACCCTGTACTTTCGCAGGGACTGGCAAGACAGATTGCGCCATCGTATGTTGGATGATGCAATCGACACCTTCCATCATTATGTCTGCATAATCAAAGTAAAGCCCCGGTCGGCCCCACAGTTCTTCCCACATCTTTGGTTCCACACCCATGGCAAACATGGCATGAGCCAGGAAGAATGCGAAACGAACTGCATTGGTGCTGACTGCAGGAAAGATTATGCAAACGGTATTCAGGAGACTCCAGGCTGGATCATCCAGCATCTGGTCAAGGACATGACGCAAAGCCAGGATAACAATCATCTTGGTGCGCTGGTCAATGTCAGGCACCTTCATCTTGATTATGAAATACTCATCAGCAAGGGGAAGTACACTCTCGTCAAGTTCATGTTCGCACAGGTTGATTACCACACATCTATTCGCCATATATGCTCTCCTTCCAATTGGAAATATCGCAAATTAGCCGACTATCTATACCCTCGAACTCGTACTGGTTTGTGATATTGCTGATTGATTGACCTGATTCGAAGGAAGGTCCCATCGCCTGGTACATTGTCCACATCAAAACCCAGGCACTTCAAAGCTGCCAGCCAGTGCTTATCACAGGTATGCGGATCAACTATATCACCAATCCGAGGAGTTACTTGTTGGCCGTGGTTATTCTCCCAATGGCCGATGATCTCGGTATCAGGATGATCTGGATTAGGAGAAGTAACCAGCACCCAGGAAATAGAACTATCCACAGTTGGCATCTTTTACCTCTTCAAGAGCTTTCTCTAAATCATGGGGTAATTCCATCCACCCAATGATCTTCTTATGGTCAATACGGTCTTTGCCTAACCACGAATGAAATTGTAAGGCTTGAGGGTCAAAGTCAAAGCTACAGAGAGTTGCTTCAACATGGTCGGTCTTATCAAAAATCCCTGGACCATACTTAGCCCAAACAAAGAACTTTTGAAATCGCCCATTATCTGGCAGGATCTGTCTTGGCAGATCTTCAATTGAGTGAACGGGTAAATAGCCAATAATCATCGACGCTGCTCCACTTCATTCTCAAGGTCAATCTTTGCCAGCCATTCCTCAACCAAGTACTTTTCCACGGTTACGATCGGGAATAAGTTATCCAGCATGGTTCCTTCAGAAATGGCAGTGGTACGCATCTCGGGTTCGTTACCTTCAATTCCCGCCCGGGCACGTTCTTTGGCATTGTACCAATATCGGCACCAGGCCGTACCATTCTTGAACGAAGTCACAAAGCCAAATTGAACATCAGGGTGTTTGGGATCTCCCTGTGCGTGGGCCGGGATATAGGCAATCTGATCACCACGCTTATATTCAATGGGCAAGCTCATTACTGTGCCGCCACAGAAGAAATCGCCACAGGTCCATTGGGCATGAGAGCCCCAATGTAATTCATACCCGTGATAGACTCTTCCACAGGCACCGCAATACCACATTCCATCAGGCTTTTTCTCAGGCGGTAGGGGTACCAGTTGATTCATCAGGTTTTTCCTCCTTCTTAGGTTTCATGAAATCGGGCATGTACTGGTAATAGATCACTCGGGCTTCGGGTAAACTATCCAGCTCATCAAGTAACTTATGGATCTTTGCCATGGCAGATTCGCCAGCTTGCCAAACACGATGATCATCCGAGTATTGGTAAGTCCAATCCATGTGTCGGCATCGAAGTTCCAGTTCTTCAAGTTGGGTTTCAGGATACATCCAGATCAAGAATTGGTTCTCTGAATGATCGTGCCACCAGCCTTTCTGCCGTAGGATGTCCCAAGCCGCCCATGGAATGCGACGATTGTCGCCATTCATAAACATGGAAGGATCCACGCCAACGGTTTGGTAGAACAGTTCCTTATCGGCTGGAGTCTTGAACTCAAATACCTGCTTTTCGTCTTGCATCACCGCATCAGGCACATCTGCAATACGCATGGTTATTAGCTTCATAATTCGATGTTCTCCTTTCCTTTCCAGAATAAGAGAGTAAAGAATACACAAATAGCAATCTTCATTTCATTCAAAGCATCTCGCATTACATGCTGGATAGGTTGATAAGAACAAGCAAGATGGAACCATTTGACCCAACGCTGATGACAGGGCCATACTTTAGGTACATAAGTTCCCTCAATGCCCATCCTTGGAGTATCTTTCTCAATCACTTGATGGCAAACCTGACAATGAGCCAAACCAGTCTTTGCCATCTTCTCGAAATAGTAAATCATGGATGCACCACCGTTCCAATATTTGTACAGCCAGTCAATCCATTGCCAGTAATTGGATCCCACAGGCCAGGAGTCCAGTATGCCACTGAGCCAGGGAAGGCAGTTACCATCCAATCTGTGCCATTGGGATCAAGGGATACTACCAAGCCGACCATCACATCAGGTGTAACCGAGCACACGAATTTGACACGGGTAGGTCCCCATGAAGAACATTGATAGACCACAATTGGATTACAGGCACCCTTCTTGATAAGATCTTCAATCTTTTTGGGAGAAGGATCGTCACCTTGGTGCTTTGGGCGCAAGAAGTGGGGGGCATAGATGGCTGCTTCAAGATGATTAAATGCTTCTCTTAATCCAATCTTGCTCATCAAGTTCATTACCTGGGTAACATTATTGGCTTTGGCAAGCTGAGTTGCAATGACTGAAGTAGCTAGATCTCCAACAGCCGGAGCCTGGGCTTCAGATGCCTTGAAGGATGGAATTATGATCGTTACTGCTCCTACC